AGTTTTACTCCCCCCCCCTACCTTTACCGATAGACCCGACGAGCTTCATAGCTATCGACAGGGACTACAAGACGTTCCCAGTTCTTTACCTTACTGAACTGATTGCTAAGGAGCATGAACGCATGTGGCTCATAGTAGAATGTCTCACCACAATCAAACTCAACACGCATTACAGCAGTGTATTTCATACAGCACTCCTTGGTTCCATCGCATTCTCGAAGTCAGTCAGTTGTTGTTCCTTCTCAAGAAAGAGACGCTCAACAGCTTGCTTCATTGCTCGACGCTCATCAGCTGAACCATCTTCAATGACAGCAGCAATGTTTCGGAGCATTTCCATTTCTGAAATCAATTCATTCATCACACAGTCTCCTTAGTAGCGAACAGCTTTGCCATATTCTCAAACACGACATTATAAGCAGAACACTCATAACCCCATGAATCAAAGAAGTCATCATCAGACTCAAACGGTGTCTCACCAGTGTGAGTAGCCTTGACATAATCAGACCAAACTTTTTGAATCGATTCCATGCCAGCCAGCAAGTCGCCAGCACCACGTCCTTCAACAATACGGATAGCTTCGTTCAGGTTAAAATCAACAACGTAGTAATCTAGCACATTAATCATAATCAACTCTCTCTTTTCTCAATCAACACATATAGTATGCATTATTGTCAGAAATAAGTCAAGCACTTTCACGAAGTTTTTTCATTTTATTTTTTGATTCCAACCACTCAAGAGGAGAGAGGATCTTGGCACGCACACTCATCTTGAGACCCATTGCTTTGAACTCATTCTTCAGTGCCTTGGAAGCATCAACACCCATGAATCGAGAGACCAACTTCACGAGCGTCTGACGGAAAGTCACGTCATGATGCATGCAACCAGCACAGTGAGCCAGTTCATGAAGAATGGTATACTTGGTAGAGTGACGAGGAGCCAACTGAATGGAGCGTCCATACGCACGTCCAGCAGTCGCAGCATGGTAGCCCATATCCTTCATCATTTGAACATAGATCTCTTTCCCACCAGCCAACTCTTTCCAGAGCTTTGACTTGGTGACTCGAGACACATACTTGATTGCTTCTATTTCAGTCAGTGGAGCATCCTGGTCATAAGACGCTTGGAATTTCCACTCAGCTTGATAAACTTTACTCTTCGAGGAATCTTTATTGGCAGTACGACCAGTCTTCTTCTGCTGACTCTTACGTTCAACATACTGACCATACTTCACTGCATCATCATAGTCCATGTACTGCTCAGCATCACGGAAGGCTTGCATACCAGTGGAAGAGAAGTAAGGCATTCACATTTCCTTTTCAATCAACTACAAAGTGATTATACCTTAGATCGATAGAAAAAGTCAACACTTATTTTTTCATTCTCATAACTTTCTTGTATTCTCTCCATAGAGTAGAGCGTTGATTGTATAGATCTTCTATTGTTTCCTCACGTGAGTAGATCTCATAGAACACCTCCTCAGTTTGATGCTTCTCATAGTAAGGCTCAACTTCACGCTCCTTGTGCTCTATCTGTCGAGTGAGGTTCTTCATCTTCCTTGAGAGACCTTCGAGAACTGCAGCTATACCACCATGATCAGGCTCATCCCAGTCCATCAGCGACTCCTTTGAGTGTTATTAGTGTATTTAACACACACCTCCACACATCCACATCACTCACGCTCTCTTTCACCATAACCCTTTTTTAATCCATTTAATAAATGCATTGTTTGTTACAATCACTCTCTAAAAACCACCTGTTCAGAGTACATTTCATCCCTCATTTCATACCATTCATCAGCATAGTCAGTGTTCTTATAACCCTCATGCCAAGGTCCACCACAGGTATAGTGTAGAGCTGATTGTTTTCCTTCTTTATATTCTCCAACTAACCAGTTCCACTCCATTGGAATCACACCAATATCATCATCATGTACCCATTCAAATCGATGTAATGCTTTAGGAGAGAGATCATTTACTTTCTTTGGAGTTAATTGCTTTACACTATCATGATTACAATTAAACACCATGAGACTTGACCAATTCTTTCTTGGATATCGATGTTGTACATTCCCATCAAACTTTCGATATGCATTAGGGAGATAATCATGCTGTACCACTGACACTGCTTTTTCTTTATCAATACACTGTATCAGTTCATGTATATCATTGAGGAATAGAAAGTCACAATCACAGAATACTGAATAACCTTCATAGTCAGAGAGATAAGGAGTGAGGAATCTTGTCATTGTAAACTCAGTTGATGCATCTTTGTCATGCTTTTGATACAGTCCACGATTTCTCATTTCTTTACGTTTGATATAATGAATTTCAGTGGGGATTGTCGCATGCTTCTCGATGCTATACGCACACACATCAGCAGCGATGGGTTCACGACTGTCCCAGCCTATAAAAACTCTAACTGCTTGCATATGTACTCACCTGTTTGACACGTTGTAATGAGTCAATGTACTGCTTGTCCAGTTCAGGAGAGTGCACTGGAGCAACACGTGTCTTTCTCACTGGATTGATTTTGTAACGATCAAAGAAATCAAAGTTCAACAGTGTGATCTGACTGTTTGTATACTCATGAAACCAGTATGTTGCGATTGTTCCTGTCAATGGACGAGGGATGTTCATTCTCTCAGTCATTGTCTTCCATTCTGCTGGATCCCAAAAGAATGTGTGACTCTCCCATTCAGATGGATAGTTGCGCTTCATGTTGACACCATCTCGATCACCATTGCCTCGAATGATGAATCGCTCATCCATGCCATTCTGACTTGCTTGGTATTCAAAGTAGTCAGTGCTGGTGTTGAGAAACCAAATATCACAGTCACCCCAGCGACGACTGGTGTTGAGACGAACAATGACACCATCAAATGAGATTGGCTGATTTGACAGATCCACTGCCGCACCAACAATCAGAATGTCACGATCATCAATGTGTTCTTGTATTTGCTTCTTGGTAATCATTGGGATCCCAGTGTTTTCGATTCTTGACAAGTATATGAAAATCATTGTTTGACATGTGGATTTTTTCAATGTCATGATGATTCAATGCATGAAGTTGTTCATGTTCAATTAGCGGAAAGTTGATCTCACTCCAATATTGTTCAGGATAGCTGATGATGCAGGGGACAGTGTTCAGCCCCAGCTCACGGCAAGCCCAAAAACGCTGACCACCATGTGTGCACTCGTATGTTCCTCTGTATAGAATGCATAATGGATAAGTCAGACCATTCTGCTGAATGCTTTGTTTCAACTGCTCAAGCACATACTTCCAGCCATCATGACGTTGCTCATACCAGTCAGCAGGTCTTTTGTCATAAACAATCTGATCTATGCTCAACTCAGCAAAGGCAACCTTGAACTTTTGATTGTTTTGCATACTTGATGTTTCTATTCTATTAGGTTGCTGTACTTCTTTAGTTTTTTTAGCTTTTCTGGAACTCTCTTTGCAACAGCATTCAGATCAATCACATCATGCATTGATGCAAGCATGAGCATCGCAGCAACATCACCAATTTCTTTCTCTAGATTGCTCATGTCTTCATTGTTGAATCGTATCAACTTGGAGCATTCCTGTATCACCTCAGCGCACTCTTCAGCAAGAATGATCAGAAGCTCTTTGTACTGTTCATCAGTCATCATGAGAGAATGTGTTGTTTCAAATCAGGAGGAGTCCAACCATCAGGCTTCAGGACTTTGCCATCTGCACGTTTCTTGACTTTCCCTGTTGTAGGATCAATCTTCGCGAAGTTGGTCTTCATCACTTCATTCCACGCATCTTCAGGTTTGACACCGAGTGAGTGTAATGCACCAGTTGTAACAACAAGAATGTCAACCAATGCATCCAGTGTTTCAATCTTGTCCTCTGCTCTCAATGCAGCTGAGAGTTCAGCACATTCCTCAGCAATCAGTTCAACATACAGTGCCAGCTGATTGCCATTGGTCACATCAACTGTTTGATCACATGCTACCATGAACTTCTTTTGATCTTCAAATATGTTTGTCATTTTTTCTTCTCTTTCTCATCATGAATGTGTAGTTGAATCAAAGCATAATGTAATACTTTCATCAAATCTTTTCTTGCGTCTTCAGCTGATCCTTTGTTCCCATAACGCTGGGCATACTTTAACACATTACCAATACAAAATCCAGTGCCATGTCCACCATCAATAATGAACTCAGTGGCTTGAAACTTGTTCTGAGAATAATGCGAAGTGTATGTGCTGTTGACATAATCAGTCAGCTCTTTCAGATTCTTTCCTTCATTGAACTTGTAATCAATCATAAATCTTGATCCCAATGATTTACCCTTCGCGACTTAAATCCCAGCGCACCTTGTTTGGTGGGGCTGGGCGTGTTTGCTTTTTTACGTTATGAAACACTCCCCATGTGATGAACACACAAGCAATCAATGCGATATGCCCGATAATGCTATACCCAATAAAGAGCAGTTCTGCAGTATAAATGCCAAACGCAATGCACCACATACTCGCAAGCAAGCTCATCAATAAAAACCGATACTCACTCGGCGAATGCTTCAATGCATTCTTCGATCCATCTAATAGACCATAGGCGAACTTGCCTAAGTTAATCCAACCCATCATTTTCTTTATCCTCTTGTTCTTTCCTATCACTCATCAAACTCATAGGATTCATGATTCACAGAAAAGTAATCAAGAATCAGATCAAATGCTTCAATGCGACGACTGATTTCAAATGCATCTTCTTCAGCATTATTGACCACAAACACATTATTACTGTGACCAGCCTTTGCATTTTCATATTCGTTGATCATTCCTTCACGTGCCTGCTTCAATCCATGGACAGTCAATGAGTCCACAACATCCAATACAGCACCACTCAACGTGTCATCATCGATATTAATATTGATCATTACTCACCTCTACAAATACATCTCTTTTAATAAAAAGTCTTTTGATCGGACGTCCATCAATTTCCATTCCGATCGTGATATATGGACCACCACTTGGATCATACATTCCAAGATCATTCATGTCCATCTTTTCTTGTCCCTCTTTTCCACCCCATCGAGCATAATTCGGTCCATTACTAGTCATATCAAATCGATAGGTATTCTCATCAATCACGATCCATGAATACTCATCGCCATATCGATTGGTATATGTCTTTCCTGATTCAAACATTCCACTGATCCTCTTCCTCTTTCATCTTCGCTTGTTCGCTGTGACCGATCGGTGTAACATGATTCTTGACGATTACCGTATCGTCCCACTGACTAAACATAGGTTCGTCTTTGCGATACTGCGCAATTGCCTCTTCAAGACTCACTTCACGAGTCGACACGATTGTCTCACCAAGATGGTGTTGTGTAAACTCCTTTGCTTCTTCGCACGTGACCATGTCCATTGCATAGTTTTCTGGAGTACAAGGATACTCTCCCTTTTCAACATCATCTGGTACTTCAACAACGTATCTCATTCTAAATTGAGAGATAGTATCTACCATAATATATTTGCTCATAACTCGACCAACTCTACCATATCACCGAACTCCTCTTTCAGTCGGTTGTATATTCCAGCATTGCTCATTCGCAATCCTTGAGATTCTTTTAATAAGTTATATGTGCTACCAGTTTCTGTGATTGCTGTTATCCACTCACTGTCAATGTCTATATTAAGTTCCTTTATAGGGCTGCTCATACGCCAACTATCACCATCAAGATATCCACCACTCCAGCCACACAGAATCTTTTGAAACTGTTCACCTTCGTAGTTGACTTCTAAGATAACCCAACTGTTCGGAGTAATACCATCTTCTCTAGGCATCTGCATTGTTTCATCAATCATCATTCAACCTCATCACTTCATCAATAAACACTTTTAAAGTTTTATCTTCATCTTGTAAACTATACCTTACTTTTTGATCTTTGTCAAGGTATTTTACATACCCACGACCAGATTCATCAATCACCTCAAGACGATTCACTTGACGCATCGCTTGATAGTCTTCACCATCACCAATCGCATTGTGTATTGCCATGAAACCGCAGTCCATGCCATTCCTATACATGCCACCATCAAAGCCAAACACATCGTACAATGCCCAACGATAGGTGCCACGGTCTTGCAGTTCTGCTTTGTGAATACGCTTACAGACAGCGTAGAATGCCCACTCTCGCTCATCTTCGTGCAAGTTATTCCACCAATCATCTACTGCGGATTCGTGTAAAATTCTCTGTGTTTCCATTTCCTGACTAAAATCAGACAGTTCTTGTAGCCCCTTTTCAAGTTCTTCGTTCATCGACTACTCCTTGTATGCGATCAGTGCGTTCAATGCTTCCCACTGACCCCAAGTCAAACTGAATCGTTGATCGCCATTTGAGTCAATCATCACATCAACACCCTCACCATTACTCCACTCACATACTTCCATGTAGTCATTGTCTTTTGCAGTATGATCATACGGTTTTAGATATGTGAACTTGGCAGTTCTTTCACCAATTTCAATCATTTTCTAATCCTCAATATCCAGGAGCTGAGTATTCTGTGGTCTTAGTGTATACGGCAAAGCCATCTGACCCATAGGCTGGACACACCAAGATTTTCTCAGGCAATCCCACTTGATCTTTTTCACCACCTTCACCACAGATGAAATACCGTCCGCTCTGTTTAGGAGCACTGTGCATCCAAATGTTTTTGAGTCTCTCAAACAACTCGTATTCTTTGTCAGTGATCGTTTTCATTCGTCTGCCCACCGAATTTTTATTCCAGTCTCTTCTTCAAACGTGTCAATCAATTCATGATAGCCATACAGTCTTTCTGTTTTAAAATTGTCCAACCAATCGCCGAGTTTGTTCCAGTCTTCACCGTGCATGGGAGCAAGACTGTATTCATTCCAGCCATCATAACCTTCTTTACTACTGTCACGAATATCAATACGACCTGCTGAATAGTATGTGGTAATTTTGTTATTTTCAACCAACCCACGTTCTTCGAACCATTGCATATTGACTGGTCCCATCCAGTTAGTGCTGTAGGTGATCATAACTGCTCCATTTCTACTCAGTCACTTCCATGTTCTTGTTCATATTCAAACCGATCTCTCGTTTCTAACAAAAGATCAGTCCAATCATTACGATTCTCAACAAACACCTGAGGTGTATCACCATCAACTGCAATCATCACAACCAAATTAGGAACAGCGATTCCCGTTCTTTCTTCAAACATTATACTATAAGCTGCACACTGAAGAAAGTAATTTCCGATCTGACTCTTTTTCTTAGGACGACTGCTCGTTTTGAAGTCAATGATTGCGGGATGCTCACTACCAGCATAATGAGCGACGCAGTCAACACGTCCAGCCATGCGTAAATGATCAGAGTACAGTGGTGCTTCTTGCATATAGATTTGATTAATGTTCTCATCGATCAGTGGCTTGATGCTTAGGAACATCTGCATATTGATCGGCATCTCTTCATCAACAGGGATCTCAACGTTGTTCAGGTAATCCTCACAAAGTTTGTGTACCTTCGTACCACGATTACTTGCCTTGGTAGATATCTCATTGGCTTTCTTTTCACCAACACGCTTCCGCCATGCCTTGATCGCTTTCTTTGTCAGAATAGAAAGTACAGTTGTCGCTGATGGATACTTATTACCATCAGGAGTCAAATAAAGACGTTTGCCGTTTTCGTTGGTTGTTTTCATTTCAGCGAGATTGTTATCCCACTGCGCATGCTCAAAGTTACCCTTGAGAATCTTTCCATTTTTTAATGATTTCACGTTTCTTCACCGTAGTTGGGTCTTTACGACCATATTTTTCAGCAATGGGTGTCGTAGGATTGGCGTCAGCAATGCGTGACATCATATCCTTAAACCCATCGTCATTTCTTAGTCCATTATTACTTACGAAACCAACAGGCTGTATTACTGTTGTAATGTGGGGATTGGCGTCGAGGAATCCATCGCGCTCAGCAATGGAACAACTTTCTTCCCAGACTTCATCTGTGTTTGTGTCTTTGAAAACATAGGTGGGCATTGTTCACTCTCACTATCAAACCATTTAGGAATAGGACGGTTAGTCCACTTCGCAAATCTTTTCTTCTCATTTATGTAGTAGAACTTGTATGACTCAACAGAATCAGGACGCTTACAGTAGTCAGGCATCGCAGGAGGTGGATCACTGAACTCACCCTCAGGCATGTTGGTAGGAACACGATTGAGCACATCTTTCAATTTAGTGAATGTCAAATGCTCACGACCATACCGATGCTCATATTCATAACTCAATGCATACCACAACTCAAGCAACCATATGTAATTCTTATCATTTTTCCTTGCCCACACTGCAGACGGATGATTGATATGACTAGCTTTGTATACGACTGCTTCGTCAGACGGATCTGGAAGAGTCCAACGACGCACACGTCGTCCAGTTTGAGTTCTGCCCTCATATTCTACACCATCGACAATGCGATGCGCAGTAGAAAGGAGTTGGGCATACTCAATCACCATCTTGACAACATGCTTATCGCAGTGTTCGCGAGCACATTGCCAAGGATCATTATGTAAATAAAACACGTTCATTAGAAAGGTATCTCATCGTTTGGGTCAAAGTTTGCCTGATCACCAGATTGTTCAGGATCAGGCAAACTTGATTGTAACGTAATTTCCTGATAAATGTCAAGATTATTTTTACCATGCTTTGCAACAAACTGTTCCTGAGTCATATTCATGGCATCTTCTTGCATTTCAAAAAACGCATTACCCATCTTACTCATATCTCGCCTCCGCAATGTGGACATTTAGGTTTGATTTCTCTAATCGTGTCACGAAGATCTTTCGCTTCCACAATTAATTTCTTTAAACGTTCTTTTTGTCGATCACTCTTTGCTTTACTCAGTTCTTTCTTCAAATCATTCTTGAGAAGATTTAAACGCTGCTCAAAAACACCAGCAAAGGCAGTGATCTTTTTAGCCATTAGTGATAATCCTATGAACTTCTTTCCAATCCTGAACTCGTGTAACACTCAGATTCATGTTTTCAAAGTCAGCGTTATGACCATGAGCAATCAAAATGCTCTCTAGTCCACGAACAGCACCGACAACAGCATTTTCAGGCTTGTCTTCAATCCAGTAGCAACCTGTTCCGCGATACTTATCCAACTCTTTGTCTTTATCAGCACCAGTGTCTAGGCAAATGACACGCTCAATGGCAGTACCGAACAACGCACGCAAGTTCTTCTCACGCAACCGATTAGCAGCTTTATCAAGAGTTTGGCTAGTGATCACACGGAAGACATAACCATGTTCTTCATGCAGCTTCTTAACATACTTTACTGCATCACGGAATGGTGTCAAATGCTCAATCGTTGCGCTCTCATTGAAAGCACGGACGAGCCGACGTTTTTCTTCAGGAAGGAGATTATACTTCATAGCAATTTCATATTCTTTGACAGCAACATCATCAAGTGTGTACCCATGCTCACACATCCACTGGTGGAAGGCGAACTCCCAATCAAGGAGAACGCCATCAGCGTCAGTCAAAATAATTTTATCTTTCACGTATTACCTCAATCAATTCAATATTCATTATGAACTATTATGACAAAAAAAGCAAGCGTTTTTTAACACCCAACAGAATTATTTTCAATTTCCCATTGTGATCTAATTTCTTCAGCTTGCTCTTTAGTAGCAACTGCAACCTGACGAACTAAACCACCTTCAGTAGATTGCTCAACGACAACCCAACTGGTATCAGTACCACCTTCAGATAGGTTACTCAAAATTGAAATTACTGATGACATGTCATTTTCCTCGTGTTTGAAGATGCGATCCCAATTAGCTGAGAACGCATCCGTATTTACTTTTCTGAATGATGAGCCTTTGCCGCCATGCCACTTAGACATTCATAAACACATTCAGTAGCATCATTCCGAAAACTGACGCTATCGTAACGGCAGCAATATATGCCAATGCTGCAACAGCCCAAAAGCTATTCATAATTAATCCGCCCTTAATTGCATTATTGTGAGTTTTCTTTCTAATTTTTGTGCCTTTTTTATTTTACCTTTAGTATATGCTTTCAGCATTTTGAAGTAGACTTCTTTGATTTTATTGATAGCTTGAGTCATTTTTACTCCTCAATGTTTTAGTAATTCCCATGTTCCATCATGGTGTTCTATTAATGCTGTACAATTAGTTACCCAATCCCCACAATTCATGTAAGTCTCTTTGATCTTAGGAGAGTGCGTGTGACCAGTGATTGTACAGTCATATCCTTTAACTTTTAAGTATTTCTTAATAGTTCGTTCTGTTCCGAGCAAGTTATACATTTTATCAGAAAAAGAATTATTTTCTTCTTTATGTGGTATGTAGTCCCATACATGCGCAGCGAAATTGATTACAGGTGTTGGGATCTTCATAGTAAGATCGAAGTAGTCTCCGTGTGTAACAAATATATTACGACCATCCAAACTTGTATAATCGAAACTATCAACAATCTGACACCGCCCAAATTGAAAATCATATTTGAAAAAAGGACGAATAAACTCGTCATGGTTACCAGCGACATATATAACATTCATTTTCTCCGAGAGTTTTAAAATTCTACGAATTACTTCTGTCTGGGTTTTAGTCCAGTAGTGCCTGCGTCGCAATGCCCATCCATCAATAATGTCTCCGACTAAAAAAAGATTTTCTGCTGTGAATGTGTCTAGAAACTGATGTAGCTTTTTAGCTTTACATGCTTTAGTGCCAAGATGTACATCGCTAATGAATACTGATCTGTATTCAAGTTTTTCCATCAGTTCCTTCTCATTTTCGATATATCTTCTGCAGATTTAGAGTCGAAAACTGGCACCATGTTAGACTTATGCATCGTTGCGATACCGAGGAGTTTGTCACCAGTATACTGAGGTGACTCTTTCTTATCGGTGTTCCCCCTGCCTATTTCATATCGGCTCGGATAAGTTTTCGACTCTCTAATATATTTAGCTCGAGTCTGCTTCAGATCCTTGAACTTGAACTCTACATGTTTGAGTTGGTCAGGGTGTATTCCGAGTTTCTTTAAACGTCTCTCTTCAGCTGCTTGTGCAGCCAATTTAGCACGCTGTCTCTTCAGGCTTGCTTTGCGCTTTTTTGATGACATAATAAATCCTCTAGCTGATCGTAAAAACAACCAATCACATTGTTAGCAACCACTTGATAAATTGCTAATTCCATTCTAGGGTATACGAAGATGAACTTAATGTCAAGGTTTTTATTAGCGAACCACTCAAAATATTTCACACGCATTTGTGAAAACACTTTATTGGTTCTTGTTTCTGGACCATAATTTTCAGTGCCATCATACATGTTACTCAAACCATAGTCCATATCTAACATAAAATCAAAACCCATTATCCATAGTTCTTTTTTATCATGGCGAATGGCTTCTTGCATGGCATTCATGCCTGCATTAGAACGATTGCGAGGAGAGAAGCGATACTCTGCAGATTCATAACATTCGTCATTGGGAGGGAAAATGACTCGATCTTTCGGGAACGTGCTATTACTGATCTCATTCTTAATGCCATCGTCTATGGCGACAAGATAGTCTGGAAGATCATACTTTTGTAGATCTCGGTAGATAGCGTTACACCCATAAACAGGTGCAATACTCTTTAACTTAGAGGCATCAAAATCTTTACGACTTTTGCCGTTCCCCAATATGAACGCTGTTTTCGAGTTCAGTGTCAAATTGCTCATCATCATCCTCAGTAATATAATCAGCGAACTTTCTTAAGTTAGTCTTGTAATTATTTCTGTGTTCATTTTGAACACGTCTAATACGTTTAAATTCATCGGCAACGTATCTTTTAGTCTTTGACATCCCTATTTACCTCAGGATCTTTCTCGAAAGTTTCAGGAAATGCTTCTACGGCAAGTTTTTTGGTGATGTTTTTGATCTTAATATCACCGTCTTTAATTTGAATTAACAACTCAGCTTCGTCAGGTGAGACTGCCTCTAGAATCTCGATAAACATTTGTTCTCTCTTCACGGACTTTAATCCATTACCCAAAACAAAGTATTGGAATTTCCTAGCTTCAGAAGGAAGTCTGTTATATCCCCAGTTATCTGGTACATCAAGTTTCCTGTATGGGGGAATGCCTTCAGGCAAATCCCAAACGATGTCACTGCGATAACAAAATTTCAGGCACTTTAAAATAACTGGATTATTTTTTGCCTCTCTTCTTAGCGCATTAACTCTATCTTTGTAGGATTTGATATTACCCACTTCATTCAATAGCTCAGGAATATTCTTTGTTGTCATAATCGATCCATTTTATTACTAATTCCTAATATTTATTTAATGGCTTCCAGTAACCCAACCCACTCCTGAGTTCTCGCCTTCCAGTTGTAGAAAGTATTGAAGTAAACTCTTTGTAAGTCAAGCAGATCTTGAACTTCATTCTTGTTCAGATTATCGATCGCATGTTTTAAAATACCTGTGAATACATTAGCATGAGCTTGCTTGTCAGGATGCCAGTTATACATCCAAGCAAAATTAGCACAAGTTTCAGGTAATGCTGCATAGTTGGGGCATACTGTTAAACATCCTGCCGCCATCGCTTCAATAGCACAAATGCAAGAAGTTTCAGCCCAAGTTGACGGATAGGCAAATATATGTGCCTTAGTAAGAGCACTACGAATAGTAGCATTATCCACAGTACCATGATAGTTGATTCCAGGATGTTGCTTACAGAACTCAAAAAGTTCTTGATAAGGTTTGTCGCGCTCAGCCCATCCATAAAGCTCGAAGCTCGAGTACACGTCGAGCTCAATGTCCTGCCTTTCTTCATAAAGTTTGGCGAAAGCCGCAACCAATATGTCAAGACCGCGATGCGGAGTCGAATGGTAAATAAGTCGAATTTTATCTTTAGGTTTTTCATGACGCTCAATAGGCTCAATAGCATTTTTTAACACGATACCGTCTTGATATGGAACACCGAGACGATGGAAATATCTTTCTTGTTGCCAGTTACTGACAAAAACTAATTTAGAAAACTGCTTACGATACTCAGCATCTTTTAAATTCTGCACTTCAGGATCTTCTGCTAAATCATGTAGCCAAAGAATAGATGGGCGATCAGGATCTATCTCTCGAACGCGAGAACAAATAATCTGAGCCTTGTCCTTCAGGTTTGCTGGTAGCCTGTCATACAGACCATACTTCATCAACTCAGTGCCACCCATGGCATTCTTAGACAACTCATCAGTAGCAACACTTTTAGGTGGTGTTATCTTAAATGAGAATGTGTCGTCAGAACTAATTGCTCTCGCGCCTGCTTTTACGCTCATTCTTCTTCCTCTTCATTCGGTTCAACTTCACCATTTGTGACCCAGTCAGACCATTGATCTCTAGCTTCTTCTAACATGTCCCAATCCATTTCCATGCATTCTTCTTCATCAGGCTCATCAGTTTCTTCATTGATGGGATAAGTCAAATAATTTTCATGGATCAAGTCAGTATTATCCAAAAAGTATTCATACTCATTACCATTCAAATACTGAAATCTTCCTACGAAATTATATGCCTCATCATCATGATCCATAATAAGTTCTGAATCAGGGTCTTCGGCAAAAGCATTTTCATAGATTCTTTTGAATAAATTACGTGGTGGAGACCAAGCGGAATATCCTGAGACGTTAAGAGTTGCTTCTCCACTATCTTCCTCAAGATGATAGTCTACATCGTCAATATGACACCATTTAGCACCAACACATTCAATGAAGAAATTGTATTCGTTCTCAACTTCACCTTGATGGTCATACAACTCTTTGATGACCTCTATAGGATCAGCTTCAGTAGTACCATCAATATTTGAACTGATCGATGTTAATTTATCAGATATATTCTTCAAGCACTTTGCTTTAGAATTGACAGTGACATAGTAATAAACATGATTAGCCATATTTTTTAGTCACCTCAAACGTATTGATCGAATCTACTCTGAACGAACGCCAATCTTTTTTCTCAAGATCATACACTGCAACAGCTTCTTCATTCTTTTTCTTACTGCTCTTTGACTCAGTTTTAGGCAGTAAGTCTTCACGCAATGTGCAAAGCATATCTCTTGCTTCACCGTTAGCTTTTGTAAACGAAACTTTCACAACTTCATTCAACAACGTGTTTAAAATGAAATCTCTAGCGACCATAATATTCTCCATCAGTCATTAACAAATTCTTCCATCATAGGGAAGATAGGTTGTAGTACATTAGCACATTCACGTGCCACTAACATATGTTCTTTTTGAGTACCATTACCCGACCTCAAATCAATGTAATGCACCCAAGAACGCAAAGTACCATTCATATATAGACGAGACTTAGTGAGTCCTTCAGGCAGGAGTGCTCGAGCCTGTTCTTTAGCAATACCCATCTTGATTGCTCTACGATATTCACGGGATGCCATCCACTCAACACGACTCTGAATACGATACCAATCGCGTTCCATTTCTCCATCCTCGACTGCTATACTATTCTGTCGATTCTTTAAGCACTGCAGACGTGCTTCACGTTTTTCAAACATCTCATCAAAGTCTTGATCAGGATTAGCATATCGCTGACTAAACTCTTGAAATGAGAAAGAACGATGGCGAAGAATCTGCCGAGCAATATCCCGTGTCGTTTCAATCTCTAGACAAGCACTGACCATCTCGAGCGGGGACCAGTGTCCATGTTTGACCAAGTATCGTATAAGTTTTTCCGATGTCTCAGTGTTAAGCTGGTTCGATGGATTGGAGACACGGGCTGCATACGCGATGAGCTCTTGGGCGTTATCGATTCCCTGTGCTGCAAGATCTGCAGGTGGCTGAGACCAGGATATAAGTTTAACATTCATTAGATATCTCTTTTAGCGCAACAAATTTCAAATGTATCAAACAGAGTTTCAAACTTGATCTGATATAACTTCTCAAGTCCAATTAGTATATTAGCTAATTCATCATCAGTCAACTCTCTTTTATCTAGATGAGTAGTGTAAATGAGTTTAATATCATCTACAATATTCCAGCAATGCATGATTTCCTGCTCTAAATCAAACCGAGTTTTTGGGCTCTGTCTTTGCCGCTCCACTTCACGAGTCAAATCAATGAATGCAGAGTTGTATGGACTAGCAGATTTAATTATACCAGTGCACCAATTTTCTGCACAATCTTCAGCATAATTTACGCTGTGATTTTCCATTGATCTTGTTTCAATTAGCAGATCACCTTCGTACATCTGAACAAAATATGTACCATTACTGATCGCTACTTTCGCGCTTCTTTTTGGATACTCTGCACTTCCCAGATACTCTGTTAGAATCTCCATCACTCTTTTCCACCTTTGGATTTAATTGTATTAATCTCACTTCAAGATGAGCAATGACTTCTTCATAACGTTTCGTTAATCCACGATTGCCTCTTGAACGCCAAAACTCGAGGTTGCGCTCAGCAGCTCTAAGAGCATTACTGACGCCACCCCACTCACGAATAAAATGCTCAACAGCAACGTCCATTAGCGCACCCGATAACTAACATTAACTGTCACATACGCACCAGGATCGCGATTCATGAACACGGTATATTCTTGGTTGTTCATTTCATATCTCACGTTATAACCTTGAACACGCTCTTCATACTGATAGGTTGTTTGAGGAACGCAGTTCTGGACGTTTTTGTAACCGACAATCGTACGATTACCACGCTTCGCTTGATCAGCACCCATGATAGCACCGAGGACAGTAGCAGCATCCTTACCTTTACCTTCCCCAACTTGATTACCGATCGCTCCGCCAATCACTGCTCCGAGGAAAACATCACCAGTAGAAGCAGTGCTGTCATAAACAGGAACTTGACTAGTTGAACACACTTGAGTTGTTGTAGGAACAGCAACTTGCGTCTTGATAGGAATTACCTGAGTAACAGGAGCTTGGAAAGTTTGGTTCTGAGCGAGCGCAGTACCAGAGAAAACGAGAGCCGAAGCCAAGATCATCAATTTTTTCATTTCATCACCTTTAATCAATTCAGTATTAATTATGCACTATTTATGGAAATAAAGCAAGCGTTTTTATGAAAAAAATTCTAATAATTTTAGTCCGACTGCAGTAGCAGTGACAGCAGATCCTATCATAATTGCCTTATCGTTCCAGAGACCACCAACATATACCCAGCCAATTGCTGAAATGAAATAAGAGATAGTCCCGTAAAGTGCAAAAGAACTGCTCATCAAGAATATGCCCATGACACCAGTAATTACTGACATCCATTTTACTATCCAAGAAATATCATCTCTGGGGGTAGCTGGAGTCAGAGCATCATTTTCAGCCTGTAAAGCAGTCAGCTCTTCATTCAATCGCTTTTTTTCTTTACTCAGCTCCATTGCGAGCTGAGCAGCTTTACTCATGACTGCTGGTGAATCCTCTTTAGGAGTTTCTTGATGAGCAGATTTTTCCATTTATGTAATCAATCCTGATGTTGCTTGCCGATATGCCTTGACGACATCATCATTAGTGGCAGTATAGAACACATAATTTTGAATGGTGATCTCATCAGGATTGTCTTCGCCTGTCATACAGACTCCGCGAGCAAACCCCATGTTTCCACCTTCACCGTAAACTAACATGCGTGGGTCATCTAGAGTGATGGCTCCACCGCCTGTGTTATTTAACTTACCTACAAACTCACCTGCCATTGTGACGACAGAAACTACTTGACCTTTATTCATCTTCTTTACCTTTTTAGCATTACTCTCAATTCATTGTGTCCATTCTTCAAAGTGTGAACGGCATGATCATCTATTTTACATCTATCAAGATGTTTAGTCAACTTTTCTAACCACCACTGTGGCTCTTTTATAATTATATGAGTGTTACGTCCATCAGGAAGTTTCTTTTGTGCTGGGTAACACGCAATGACCATATAAGCATGGCGATCGATCAGTTTATCCATACCTTGAACAATCTCAGCAAGATACTCAAATTCTAGATGTTCCATTACATCAAGACAGAACATCATATCATAAGATTGTGTTGGATATTGGTGATACTTTTCTACTGCTGGATCATATCCATCAACTTGGATATCAGGAAAATCTTCTTTAAGTTTATTAACAAGATTTCCATGAGCGCAACCATAATCTAGAATAGATTTGGGATTATGCTTGGTAACAAAGTTGAATGCATCTTCATATTCATTTAAACGTCCAGCAAACATATTACGCTGATGCATCGATGATAACTGCACTTTATAGTTTTCTGAAATCATTACATAATTTCCTAGTGGAGCCAAGGACAGGAATCGAACATTCCAAAAATAAATGGCGGAACGGGGGGAATCGGGTAACCCCCAAGGAGGTACTATCTGATGTACCTTTCCGAATGGACCTCCTACAACTCGCAACCTCGCTAAAGGTATGGACGCTATCCCTTTGAGTTTACCTTATCCCCCATCAGCGAGAGATATTCGGTCACGTTCCTATCGGTGTTGCAATCACCGAACTCGGTTTGTCTAATGATTATTTCATTAGACTGAAAATGGCTGGGATAGTAGGGCTCGAACCTACGACCGAAGGATTAACAGTCCTTTGCTCTACCAACTGAGCTATATCCCAATAAATTGGCGTCCCCTGCAGGATTCGAACCTGCGACCCACAGCTTAGAAGGCTGTTGCTCTATCCAGCTGAGCTAAGGGGACAAAACTTTAAAACTTACAATCACTCTTTGCAATTAAATAGATAGCTGCTACAACGAGAACGCCACCAAGAAGAATCACATCAAGATAGTTTTGGGTGTATTCCATAAAAACCTCATAACAAATCAACTATTCAATTATAAGAGATACTCGCACAAAAAGCAAGCATTTTTTTTAAAAAAGATGGGGGGATTTAACCCCCACCCATCAAGCTGCCTCAGCGAAATCAATCGCTGTTTCAAGAGCCTTCAACTTAGTCCGCTGGTTAGCACCGAACCAAGCAGAAGTCAGACGAGTATCAGTACTGCGTCCCAACTCATGGTCAGTCAGATAAGTCACAGCATTAAATGCCTGCCACCAAGAACCTTCCGCAAACTCAGCTCCTGGTTGAGTATGTAGCACTTCCTTCGCACGCAGAGCATTACGTGACACTTCCTTCTTACCAGAAGTTGGCCAAATCACATTGAAATAGTCATCAATGCTTTGATTGGTGAAACGCTTATTACCAAGGAAGAAAGCCATATCCTTGTACTGCTCCATCTTCTCATGCGAGATACCCAGAGTTTCTTTCACCATGTCAGCATTAAATGCACGACGGTGATTCACTGAAATCGCATTCAAAGAGTTACTGTTCAGAGAAGCAGTCAACGTATTGTTGCAGACTACACGGATCGGTGTGAACCGAATATTGATCCCTGAACCAAACTCATGAGGATTAGAGAACAGAAGATATCCTTCCATCTTATCGCCATTGAATAACTCAAATCCTTCATCCTTGAGTTTAGCGAGAACCCATACTAACTTACCCTCACGCAGAGAACCAGCCGTATGCATCTCCATAGAACCTTCATCTACAAACTCACGGAAGAACTCGAATGCTTCGCGGTTTTGTACAGGGTTCCAAGCATCAGAGATCTGAGACAAGAACTTGCCATCAGAATCACGAACCAATGCTTTCTTACCTGTTTTGACCATCTCGCCACCCAACTCATAAAAAGTATCGGTAGCATACACATTCCAGTCAAGACCAGATTTCACGAGCATGTCATCTACAGAGATGTCATTATTCACAGCTGTACCCAAGCCATGCCAAGGAGTTTCACCAGCATAAGCCATTTGGGCTTTCCCATTCACAAATTCTAAATTATGAGCCATAATAAAATTTCCTTTTCACAATTGAACATACATTCTAATTTATTCTGACAAAAAAGTCAAGCATTTGGCAAAACTTTTTTTGTAATATTTTCAAATTTTCTACGAGACCGACTGAATGACAGCGGTTTATTGAAGAAGAATGGTGCGCTTTCACCCTCACGCTTGAAGGCAACCAGTTTCCCACCCTCATTAAGATAATAAGTGTGTGGGTACAAACCTTCAGTCGTTTCTACTAGCACTTTGCAGTAGTCACTCATACTGTCACCTCCAAGTCAGCATACTCTTCGTATGGAAGAGGCTCGCAATCATCAGGCAAACCTTTCTTCCACTCGGCAGCAAGAGCCTCAGCTTCTTGCTCTTGCTCAAACTGAAGACGGAGCTGGTAACAGATATTCTCGTAGGTCTGTTCCAGATCCTCAATATCCATTTCGTCCCAAGCAAGACGCATGCGGCAACCATAGAGGTCTTTCGACGCATCACTGATGCCATTGATCAGCTCATTACGCTTGAAGTCCTCTACAGTGTAGACACCCATCTCAGCCCAATGACTCAAGTCATCAGTGTACTTAGACATCCACAGTCCAGGTTCCTGCTCCATCATCAGATCAGCTTTAGCATTCAAGGACTCAATGTATTGAAGTAAACCAGACATAATAAAACCTCTTTTTCTCAACAACAAATATAGTATGCATCATTGTGAGAAAAAAAGCAAGCGTTTTTATGAAAAAAATTTAATTTTATTCTATGCCCATTTCTTTACGGATTTTAGTGGCACTGATTTGCTCAATGTCTTCACCTAAATGTTCCTGTTCAATCTTATAGCCGACATCTCTACCATAGGTGATGTTGACGATATTAGGAACTACCATGATTTTGTATCTACCCTTATAATCCATGTCTAGTGCACGTGTGATCCTTTCTTTTACGAAATTGGGATCAAAGGGATTGCTGTCATTCCAGCCCTGACAATCACGAATCATGATGACGACTTGCCCATGTTTTGCGAGTGCCTTCTCAAATAGAGTCTGATGTCCTAAATGCCATGGCTGCCAGCGTCCAAGCATCTGTACAGTTTCTTTGCGATTATCCCACTCATATGGCTGAGTTTTTCCATTGATACGATCAGCAATTATCTCCGCATACTTATCTGCATTTTCTTCAGTCATCTCATATGAAAGTCTGAAATCATAGTTGTCAGGGTTTTTGAACTTTTTATTAGTGTCCTCAAACCTACCCTCATCAATCGTATCCATCCAAATAATCCAGTCTGGGTTAAACTCAGCTCTCAACAAATGCGTTGGGCAAACAAAATCAGCAATCGCATATTTTGTTGCTGATGTCTCACACAACTTACGCATTCTAGTTGCTTGACGCAGTCTTCCCAAATCAGAAAAGTCCCAGTCATCATACTTCTCGCGGACTTTGTCAGCATTAAACCACTCAGCATCGCCCAATATTTTCTGTAGCTTTTCAGCGAAATATGTTTTTCCTGATCCAGGCAAGCCCATGATGAGAATTTTGATTGGTTCAGCTTTGTTCATGTTTACCCCATTTAATTTTAGCCCAACCACGTTCGTGGTAGTAATACAGAATTATTTTAGTTATGAACTCCAAGGAAGCGATACCTGTTGCTGCCGCAGGGTTCCCAGTGATCCACCAACTAATTAAGAATGTGCTAGCAGTTGCTATGAATCTCCAACTAGCAGTCTTAGCTATAGATCTTAGTTTGCTTTCCTTCATGAAAATCGCATATGTCCTGATAAATTTCTTCTGGATGAATTGAATTCATCGCATCCTTACAATGCGAGCAATTGATTTGCTTTCCGCAAGGTGTTTCTGGGTGATCATACACATAATATGTTTGATTACGATTACGATAACCTGTAATATTGGGAGTAATTACACCACCACAAATTACAAAGGCACGTTTATTTCTCGCTGCAGCAAAGTGATGCATTCCACCCTCTGTTGTTACGATTGCCTTTGACCATTCAGCGATAGCGAATGCATCACGAATATTATCAACCTCAATATTGTATGCACCCTCAAGTTCTGGCTCATCGTATTCAACACGTCCTGACACATCAGTGTAGTTTCTAGAGGGAACTAATCTAACCACGTGGTATTTTCTACGAACTAGATCACACAGTCGCTGCCACTTATCAAACCCCCAAACCTTATTGTCAGCGAGAGTTGTTCTTTTAGCATCAGGATTTAAAATGACAAATGGTTTATTATCTTGAATGATTCTGTTCAAAGTCACTATTGACCATAAACTTTCTTCATCAGAGATTGAATATGGTGCTGGGATTGGTTCATAAGGTTGATAGTGAATACAACCATTACCCCAACCTTTTATATACCAACGATTGCCGTTGGGCTTTTCAGGAACATAAATCTTTTCACAATCAGTAACAGCGTCATGGTCGACAACCCAATTCAGATCATCCCAAATGATTGATTTTTTTCGGTTAGCATGCACGACAGAGGTTGGGTTCTTTTCCCAAACTTTCCTTGCCTCACCCAACCACATCAAGTCATCACCCCAACCCATTATACACCTCTCAAGTGTTCCCAGACTTTGCCGTTTTTAAGTTCTTTTTGATGCCATTGCGCATAAGACAAATCATACAACCACTGCATACGCTCTTGTTCATTGACCATCTTAGGATCTAACAATGCATCGACGCTAGTGCTACTTATATCATAAGCAAAACTTCCAGGATCACAAGCGATGACAGGAACACCATTGACTACAGCATCAACTGCATAACCAGAAGAATACGTGAATGCAACCCAGCAATCTTTAAATGAATCCAGCAAGTTTTCCTTTGTTCCAACTTCAAATTCGCAACCAAGTTCAATCATACCATCTATGTAACTCTGATCAAATTCACGCTGTAACTGTGGAGTTCTGACCACGATACGTCTTTCTAGTCCTAGTGTTAATAATATTTCTTTTACATCTTTGGCAGTTTCATATGCCCACTTAGAAATATTAGCACCTCTCAATGAGGCATCTCCTGGAAGTTGTAGAGCGATAGTGATTCTATTACCTTCAGTTCGCCATGGCTTGACATCAATCTCCAAGTCTTTTTGTATTTTAGTCCAACGATCACTAGGACTGTTTACATTATTGAAGTTGCCAGTGTCTGCTAGGAATCCATTGACGCCAATACGATGATACACGTCAGACATAACGTTCTCAACTTTTTTTCTGCCGAGCAATGGTGTCTCAATACAAATAAACTTTGCATTTTCACGTTTACAAAATCTAACTACTTCATTTTTAACTCTATGGTGTTCATCATCTCTTGACTTCCATGATCCCCAAATAACATGATAATCTGCATAATCAGGAAATATGCTTCCATCAAAATGTAAATCTGCTACATCACCAAACTTATTGATGCTCTTAGCAAAGTCCCAAAGAATATCACGCTCAGCTTTATTTGGGGTAGAAAGCATATGAACTGCAACTTGCATTTTAACGTCCTATAATATTGTAGTCACCAAACTTTTCGTCAGGAATGCGTTTGGTATGATCATAACCATTTTCTTCAGCTTCTTTTAGTGTGTCCCAGAACAAGTCTACAACATCTTGACGCGAATGCTGTTCTGGTGTTCCTGTAAACCAAGCAGGTTGCCATGGTTGGGTAGACATCTTAGTATAATGTAATTGAAAGATACTGTCAAGCGTATAATTTTCACCGTCTAGACAGTTCCACTTAGGATCTAGATCTAAAACATATTCGGAACTTCCTGAGAACCGATTGATATTTCTATGGTGTGAATCTTCATTTCGTTTCATTCGTCGGACTGGTTGTAATAATTCACCTGCTTTCTCACAATCAATTAACATCACACAAAACTCATGCCCACCAAATCTTTGCCCTCTACGTGCAGCGAATGGTTTGCCTTCCATGTCTATGTCAAATAAATGAGCAAAGTCAGTAATGTTAATCATATCACAATCAGTATAGATTGCTCTACCTTTAAATTCACAGGCTTCAGGAATAGCCCAACGGAATCCTGAAAATGGAGTAGACCATCTCCTAGTATCCCAACCACCCCAAATACTATTCTCATTTTGTGTTTGTTTCATCCAATGAATTTCTACTTCACGACTAGCATTCTTACGAATAGAATATTCATATGCTGTTTCAATTTTAGCGTCTTCACCATTAGCTGAAGTGCCAATAAAAATACGAATAGGATCACTCATAGCAAATTTTCCTTAACAAATACCATACCTGTCTTTTCTAGCCAAGATTCCTTTCCTCGCTTTTTATCCATAGTAGAGTTCTCTAAAACTTCATCCAATATTTTTTGCGAGAACACGAAACCATATTCTTTAAACTTCTCAATCCAATAATCACGCTCTTTGCAATTTACATGCAATGGACCAGGATCCATGTTACAAGTGCAGATTACATAATTACATTTATCAAATATCTTCATATAATTATGCATATGCTCTTCAGGGACATGTTCTAGGAACTCTACTGACCAAGCCAAATCAAACGTCTTATCAGTTTCCCAAGTGCCAACAGTGAAGTCAAGTAAAACATCAGGATTTACCGTGTGATCACCATCAATACCGACTGCTTCTAAACCGATTCTCTTGGCGTGACTGACTTGCCCTCCTGGACCACAACCAACATCCACCATAGATTTCACACCATAGTTTTTCATCATCCATTTCAAAGAACCACGATCAAACCATGTCTTGTTACTGTGCCCACCTAAATGTGCTGCTAATTCACTCATTAAAACTTACTCCAAAAATCGTCACTGTTTCTGGGAACATTAATTGCTGTTGCTGACGGATAAGGATTGCTGCTAGAATAATCATTAATTAATATTCGTTCGCCATGAGGAACATCTAGCATCACATTAAAATTGACGAAACCGTTGTCGATCAAAAAGTCACGAACCTTCTCTTCAGTATATCCAGGTCTGCTAGATACAAACATAAAGTAAGCACCATCATCATGCATCTGCTTTAGTTTCTTAACCGCATTCGGAATACCAACTATATCTTCCTCAATACTGGGATAAAAATACTCTGACTGATGATTGATTAGCGTTCCATCTAAATCACAAAACACTACTGGATATTTTCTTTTGAGATCGTGCCACTCTTTTGCCGTTCCCACATCAACGTAGTCATCAACCTCTACTGAAACAAATACTTCTGTTTCTAACAGTTTCTTGACAACATGCGAAACGAATCTTTCGTCATCCTGATTCAAAGACTCAAACGCATCACAGTATTCACCAGCGTTGTTGAAGCAGTAACCCCCTACAACAATATGATTACTCACCACTGACTTCTCTACAATATTGGTGATGATATTTTGTTCGTTGGTGATTACGAAACTCTTTGCTGCAACATTCTGAACTTGTAAATTATTTCTTAGATCTACAGTGCAAATATAGTTTGCTGCATTAACTCGATCAAACTTGAAATGTGCATCGCAATCTTGAATAAACAATGGTTCCTGATCATTAATATTGATCGCTATCTGATAAACAGTATCGGCTGGACCTGTTGTTTCATGATCCAAGATAACTACCTGTACAGCGTCACCAAATGCTTTGTTCAGTGCGTGCTCAGCATTATAGTATTTTGCATGCTCTCTCAGTATCGGGATGAATATAGTATCCTCACCCAACCACTGTTCTGCTGCGTGCTCAATCATCATTCTACCGTCTGGCATACTGAGTAGATATTTTGGTCTAGTTCCTGGAAACCTTGAGGATTTTCCAGCGCATGGAATTATTACAGCCATACTTTAGTCAACTCCCTGTTAATCAGAGCTTTATTCTCTTTTTCAATACAATATGCTCTTACTCTTAAAAGCATAAAACAATACAATGCCTGATTATTCATTTCACCATATTCTTCTTTCAATGATTTAGAAATTTTATCACAAACAATTTTATGATTGACAGTATTAGTTTTCTTTCTTAAGAACCAGTGTCCGTCTAAATCTTGTCTTAGCTTTGCTGCATCAAAAACCCAACTGTTAAATTCTGTTGGGTTAGGATCTATTAGATAAAACTTACCTTTCTTGTAAATGATATTTTCTAGCGTAAAATCACCATGGATCGGTCCATATGGTAACACTTTGGGTAATCGCTCAATTAAATCAGCAGCCAACAATGGAGTCGGATCATCTTCATCAAACGCATTGAATAATCTGCGAATCTTTTCTTCATACAGTTCACTGAAATCAAATGTCTCAGTTGCGTTTTCTTTAAAAGTATCTAACGACTTTTTCAAAAAAGCAATCAGCTTATCTAATTCTTCTATAGAAGCATACTCTATATAAGTGTACATGTCAATACCATCAATATGTTCCATGGTATAACAATCGTTAGAAACTTCATATATTTCAGGAGTATTAAATCCTAGATGACGTAAATGATTTTGAAGTGCCGCAGCATCTTTTAATTTGTTGCTTCCGCATTTTTCAACAGCATATCTGCCGTCAGGATATTGTATTAGTTTCACGACGCACCCCGAGTGTCCAGTAAAATGCTTAAGAGTGTTGTAAAAGTTTGAGGACAGTTTCCGCAGTTTTGGCATTTACAATCATGTTTCCATTTTTTGATTTAGGTCTTTCGCTCGATGGTGGTAAACTCTTTTCTGCCGCAATGGTATGCCAAGTAGCATTATTAACATCACCCAAGTTATTCCAACCACACTCCTCATTCACTTCAAATGCATGATTGAAGTCAATCACGTTAGGACTATTCGCAAACAACAGATGCGTAAATCCTGCACCAGTCGGACCAACAATATTCTCTGCTCCTGCGAATAAACTGATTTTTTCACACAATGTAAGACTTGTTAAATTATAACTCTTAAAGTCATATTTTTCAAGCACTTTCATGAGATCATTTTCATTTTCTATATGACGAGCATTAGCATCAGCTCTAGAAATGTAAATATTTTTAATACTGTACGCATACTCATCAGAAATCATATTCTGCTTCAGATATCTTGCTGCCCACTTAGCTGACTTTCCACGATTAGATATTGAAGGATGAGTGAACACGTGTATTTCAGGAGAACGAAATGAACAAGGGATTTCAATTTCAATCATTCGCTCAAGTATGTCAGGGAAAAACTCAAGTGCCTCTTTCTGCCATGACTTTAGAGGATTGACTATGATCGGATAACTATTTTCTCTAAGTGCACGGATGGTAGGGAGGTCTTCACAAAAGTAATGCCAATAGTGTCCAGTTGTGGTAAACCACTGATTCACAGGCTCATTGAAAATATGCTGCCGATAATCTTCTATTTTGATATTGAATGATCTAGAATAATTATCCCACATAGCTTGATTCGTTCGAAAGGCATTCGCCTGTTTACCAAATCCGCTGTTGTAAATTTTATCACCTTGAATTACTGACTGTAACCCACACTCATCAAATCCTGAAGTACCTGATACACCAATAGCATCTTCAAACTTGATGTCGACTAGAGGTGGAGTGGTGTATTCAAAAACCTGTTCAATACACTCATTATCTTTCCAAATATTTGCTGTGTATTTTCTATGTTCACTTGGTTCAATTACTTTTATTTTGTCTTGATTATGATTGACGTAACCTTCGGTGTCACGCTCTCTGACTTCCATTTTCTAATTCCACTCCAGCTTTACAAATGTAAAACGCATCAATAATATCACCAGACGGATTCCAACTATTTTCTGTCTGCCCTAATAACTCTTTTAAATTTAATCCAGTTTCCTGAATAAATGTTTCTTGCATCAAGTTTTTGTCAGCATTACCTTTGCCAGTTGCTATTTTCTTGACAGCGGTAGGAGCTACGGAATCGTGATCGATACCCTTTTGCCAAAGGCGATCTTTGAGAATAGCTGTATTTTCAGCGATGTGAAATACCCTACCCTTTGAGCCCATACTATATCCTTCAATGTATACCTTTTCTGCATTGAACATGTGCAGAACATACATCATAACCCAGTCAGCTATATTACTATATCTTTGCTGCTCTGTAAAGTATTCTTGGTGTTGAACACCTAAAATATTTTTATATTTCCCTTCAAACTTTTTCTTATCTGTCAGGAAATAAAATTTACAATTGTCAAATGTAATGTTTTCTTTATCTAAACATATACAAATTGCTGGTGATGTTAAAGAATAATCAACACCTGCTACGACTCGCCCCATTTGTAATCACCATCTGTCTCACCATATTCGTCTACTTCTATGTAGTCATCCTCAGTGAGCTCGGCTGAGCAGAAGGGGCATGCCACTAGGGACATGCCTCCTTCGTCAGTATCGGTGAACTTTACAAAAAACCCAGTATTACATTCTTCGCAAGTAACGTCAACGACACGAGTATCAGGCTGCATATGCTTCATCCCATGAACCAGTCAATCCTGCAACTTCATACTCCGTCACTCTATTTTCAAAGAAGTTGGTGTGATCAGCACCACTCAACACCCACTCCAACCATGGTAAAGGATTTTCCTTAACCTTGAAGTTTGGCTTCAAGCCAAGCTGAAGCAGACGTCTGTCAGTGATGTAACGAATATACTGCTTGACTTCTGCAGCATCAAGTCCCTCAATCGTTCCTATCTTGTAAGCCAGATCAATGAACTTATCTTCTAAGTCAACTGCCAGTCTTGACATTTCATAGATCTCTTTCTTAAATTCTTCATCTACGATTCTAGGATGCTCTGAACAGTATGATCTGAACAGCTTTGAGTTTCCTTCAACATGCATAGATTCATCACGGATTGACCACTCAACAACCTTGCCCATGCCTTTCATCTTACCGAAACGCTGGAAGTTTAACAACATAACGAATGATGCAAACAGAGCAACACCCTCATTCATCACAGACTTAGCAAGAGCTAGTCCCAGTCCGCGAACAGTAGAAGGATCGGCATCAGTCATAAACTCAACTTTGTCCACCATTTCAGTGTATTCAAGGAATGCGTGATATTCTGACGCTGGTAATCCCAAGGTCTCATTGAGAAGCGCATATGCCCGCTGATGGATTCCTTCACGTGCAGCAAAAGAGCCAAGCATATTACGCACCTCATTATTTTTAAACTTCGGAATGAACTGATCGTAATAGTTTTGCCCAACTGCAACATCTGATTGTGTGAATAATCTCAATATGTTAGTGATGTACTCTTTCTCAACAACACTCATTTTACCTGACTTCCAGTCAGAAACATCTTCTGACAAATCAACCTCATCTTCAATCCAATGTGCTTTTTCATGCCGAGTAGTAATCTCGACAGCCCACGGATAATGGAATGGTTTGAATGTAGTAGAGAACTGCGTGAGTCCACCAGACTTCTTCTTTAAGATATCTTCAGCTTTACGCATCAACTGATCATAGCCTCCGATATGCTTACCCTCAATAAAGATTTGCGGAACTGAGTTCACTGCTCTAAACTCAGGACTTTCACCGATAGTATCTTGAATGCCATTAATTTTCTGATAAAATGCTAGACGCTGTTCTTCATCATCCAGCTTAACTTCGGTGTAATTAAATCCATGTTGTGTCAACCAATCTTTAGCTTTAACGCAGAATGGACAGTTAGACTTTGAATATACTTGAATTTCCATTTATTTCCCTACCCTTGACATGCAACGCATTCATCTTGCGACTCATTAGTTTCATTGAACTCTACCAATCTATCACGTTCAATTTTCTGAGCCACGTTTTCTGCTCTATTTGAAGTCTCAGTTCTTAAATAATACAAACCTTTACAACCATACTTCCAAGCATTATAGTGTGCTGTGTGCACATATGACTTTGGTGCACCTGCTGGGAAGAATAGATTTAATGATTGCCCTTGGCACAAATACTTCTGCCGAGTACCGCCAAGATAAACAACCCAATCCTGATTAATCTCAATCGCAGTTTTGAATACTGCCTTTTGTTCATCAGTCAAAAATGCAAGATGCTGCACAGAACCACCATTGGTGATGATTGAACTCCATACATCTTGCGTGCTCTTATCTAGCGATTCTAATAATTGCTCTAGATACTTATTCTTGACGAGATGTGAACCTGCTCTTGTTCGGTGCGTGTAAGCATTAGCTTTGATGGGCTCGATACTCGCACTAGTTCCACCAATGATAGAGCTGTTAGCATTCGGAGCAATCGCAAGTAAGTGTGCGTTGCGTCGACCAGTACCTACCATGTCTGGTGCTTCACCACGTTCCTTACCCATTAACAACGTTTCTTCAATAGCTTCGCTCTGAATATGCTTGAAAATGCTTTCATTAACTTCACGTGCTTCTTCAGATTCAAAGGCGACCATGTGCTTCTGCAAATATGAATGGAAGCCCATAGCTCCTAGTCCTAAAGATCTTTCTTGGCTTGCACTATAACGTGCACGTCCGATCTCTTCTCCTGCGTGATCAATGAAATACTGCAGGACGTTGTCAAGAAAGCGGATAAGATCACGAACAATAGTGGAATCCTTCCACTCATCAAATTTCTCCAAGTTTAATGAAGATAAACAACATACTGCCGTCCGATCTTCTGATGTTGGTAAATGAATTTCATTACATAAATTACTACCATGAATCTTCAATCCCTTTTTCTTCATGGTTTCTGGTAATGCATTATTAGCGGTGTCAATAAAATTCAAATATGGCTCACCTGTACGGAAACGTGTTTCTAAGATTTGTTCCCACAACTTTCGAGCTTTCGCTGTTTCTCTAACTGACTTATCGCTAGGATCAATCAAATCCCAGTCAGCATCATCTTTAACTGCTTGCATAAATGCATCAGTCAAATTAACAGCATGATGCAGATTCAAACACTTACGATTGACATCCCCTGTTGGGATACGCATGTTCAGATACTCAATAATATCTGGGTGATCAATGTCGATGTATGCGGCATATGATCCTTTGCGTGTTTTGCCCTGACGATACGCTGTCATGTCAGCATCAACTGTGTGCAAAAATGGCATTGGTCCAGGAGCTTTATCTGACACTGAACGCACATTGTTCCAGTGTCCTCCGACACCACCACCCTTTACTGAAAGCCAACGCAGTTCGCTCGAGTGCTCAATCAACCCCTCTAGTGAATCTGGAACATATGCCAAAAAGCAAGAGATGGGGAGAGCTTTAACCTTCTGTCCAGGCAAAACAGCATTCGATAAAATGGGTGATGAGAACATGAACCAACCCTTTGAGGCTCCGTCGTAGATCCTCTGAGCTAACTTCGTGTCACCATAGGAATACGCTACTGCTGCTCTAGCATAAGCCTCCTGAGGAGAGTCTTCCCCATCAATCATGTAATAGTCTTGTAATAGTTTAAGTGCTTGATCTGTAAGAACTTTGTCTCTCGTTAGATCAATGGTAATACCAAGATGCTCTTTCTGCATTCTTATTAACACCTTTTCCAGACATTCAAAGCCAGCAATGCTGCCATCCCTGAATGTGTGTTTTTATCAATTAAAGACTGGATATCTGACGTACTGAAACCTGCCATTATCATATCGTTTATATCTTTAAACGGCATGTAATCTGGCCAAATACAAACTGAGTAGCCTGATTCGATAGTTTTTTCGATACGTTTAATGATTTCAGAGTTTCTTTTCTCATTGTCAAATACAAATACAGTCTTTCCCTTGTTTAAGTATGAAAGATTTATGTCGGCTCCTGCCATGGCTATGGCGTTGTACAAGAACATTGAATCGATTGGACCCTCTACAACATAGACAGTCTTATTGATATTCAATGTATCCAAACCAAATACTTTTGGAGCTTCCTCATCGAGCATTATCGTAATGTATTTTGCATCACTTTTTGCTAGAGCCCTTCCTTGAAACCCGATGAGTTTTTGCCGTTCATCAAAAAACGGTATGATTAATCTCGGCTCTTCTCTTTTTATATTTTTAAATTTTTCAGGGACGACGCTATTGACCCACTCGAAAAATTTAGGTGCATAAAAAAGTTTCGCATGATACTTGTTAGGTATCTTGCGGTGTAGTATATATTTCTTTAGTGGATGCTCGTGGCTTAACTGAGAGACTTTCTGTATATTTTTTAAAGCCCCATGAACTTCATACTGCTTCCTTTTCGGAATCAGTTTATCTTCCTTCCGAGTTCTTCCCTCAGTAAATTTTTCTAGACTGTACTGGCGATAAAGCTCAGGATCAATGCGCTCAAGTAACTTTGAGAAACTCATGCTCTCATAACAATTGTGACACTTGAACACCAGTCGATCTTTGAATCGAAATAGGTATCCTCGTGTTTTGCTTTTGTTTTTCTGGGAGTCGCCGCAGATGGGGCAACGGAAGTTATAGAGATCGTTATCTTTTCTGCTGAACTTCTCTAGTTTAGGCGATAGAAATCCGATGAACTTATGATCAACCCACAACGACATAATATACTCCAATAATTTAAGGGATCAAGTATATACTAAACTAATCAAGAAAGCAAGGACTGAACTGCAGGAAGCTGGGCTATGACAAACCCAGCTGCAGTTGCGATACCGATTACAAACCACTTCCACTTTTCAAGTTCGTTGAGTCTTTTATCCATCTTTTCGTGATGAGTCTTAGACTCTTCTTTCATCTCTTTGATCTCTTTCATGATCTCTTTATGAGATGAGGCAACTTCTTCGTAAAGTTCGTCTCTCAAGGAACCAATCCTTTTGTGTAATGTTTCGTACTGTTCTTGCGCTTCCACGCGACGAGACTCCAGTAATCGTAGTATGTAATCCTGTTCCATATTTACCATCACTTTTCGCTAGAAGATTTATTCTTACCTTTTTGCGCAATAGCATCCGCTCCAAAAAATGCTGATACTAATACAGCAATAGATGCAAAGTATGTTGGAGCAATGTCTGCGATTAATTGAGCAGCAGTATCTAAACCAAAAGCTGAGGTTAGGAATATGCCAATAGGATATAGTAAAAGTCCAAATAAAGCAAACCATGCCATCTTACGAATAGCATCACGTTGAGCATCTTGATCTTCTAGTTCTTTGCGCTTAAATTCCAAGTGCATATCCATCTCTTCTTTAGAGATGTGCCCATCACCGTTAGTGTCAATACCTTCGACGCATGATGCATCAATTGTTTTAGTGTCAGCCATTAGATTTTCCTTCTTATTATAGATTCAATCAGTTCCTATAACAAAGCATAATCTAACTAACTTCTATTTATTGCAATTTAGTTTCGCTGACAGTAACATCATCAGCATTCGGATTTACCGCATCCTCATAGTAAACAATTATCTGTGTTTGTTGATTAATATACCTTCTCAGCTCACCAACGTTTAACGCCAAGTTTTCATAATCTCTGATAGATAATGCGACAAAAGCCAAATCACCATTTAGCTCTTGAAATTCTAAAATGAACTCTTCCAAGTTTTCTTTATTGACAACATGGATTCGAGTATCAACCAGCTGGACTGGCTTCGGTCTCTCCACTATCGGGACTTGCGTCTTCTCGATTTTGGTCACTACCTGTACTTTCGGTTCTGGCGTCGGGCTGAACAGGCTGCAACCAGTCAGGAAGAGCAGAGTCGCCATCGCCACCAGTGTCTTGTTCGATATCACGCCACAATTTTGCCGTTGCACCATTCATCTTACCTTCTAATAATTCTGGCTTAGTCTTAGCCAATTCAGTTAAATTATGTCTTCTCAATTTATTTCTAAGTTCATCACCGTATGCCTCAGCCTTTTGAAGCTCACCCTGAAGTTTTCTATTAGATTCAGCAAATCGTTCCATGTCATTCTGAAGCGATTTAATGCTATCTTCACTAATAGCGATAGCAGTTTCTAACTTAGCGTTATTTTCTCTGAGTACACCGATACGTTCTTGTGTGTCATTATAATACCAATAAAACGCACCACCCATAGCAAACATCAATACAGCCATTACAGCCGCAAGTTTCAATCCCATTACTTTTTAAACCTTTTCACAAAATCAATAATGCCATCAAGTTTCCAGCGAATAACCCATCCTGCGGCAAACCCTACGATAAATCCTAGTGTCATAAACATATTTAACTCCTCAAATTTTTAATACTTGATTGGGCGTTTTGAAATCCTTTTTTCTCATCACTGTCTTAGCGACCAAATCAATTTCCTGATTATCTGAATCCCAGTTTAAAACGAAAGGAAGATTCACATCAGTTTGCATATCTTTAATTACTGCCTGCGCATCTGGACCAAGCTGTGCAATCTTTTTACCATACTTCCGATACGTTTGCTTAAACAAACGAACGAGTTCGGCTGGAGTAATATCTTTAAAGTTGCGAGCGTCATTAACACGGTCAATGAAATGGCGAGTAAATTCAACATCAATACCAACAGCTCTGAATAATTTGTCAGCATATTGTTCAACCTTCTTTAGATCACCAAGAGTAACCTTTTCCACCAAGTCTGCTTTTTTCTTTCTTCTTAGAATGCTAGAACCATCAACGGGACTGCGGAATCTTTTACGATTTCCTTTCATACCCACTTGATATTTTGGTGATCTCCAGTGAACAGGATCATCACCTGTTCCTGCTACTGCAGCACCAGTAGACATAGTCGGTGCATCTTCTTTTACGCTCTCTGATAAAGTCTGCATATCCTGTTGATCTGCAAACTTCCAAAAATCTTCTTCAAGTGTTTTTAGAGATGTGTTCTTACCCTCTTTCAGCAAAAACAATGCAGCTGTGTAGCGACCAAGCATCGTTCTACCAAAAGGAACTTTGGCTAGCATCTTTTTTAGATTGTTAACTAGAAGATCCATGTGAGTGAATGCTTCTTTTTCTTCACGTGTCTTCAGTTCTCTTCTTTTTCTGAGAACCTTTCCATCAGCATCAATGATTCCAAGCTGATATGCCTCTGTTTCCTCGAACGGAGTAGACAGTTTCTTGAGGAACTGATACGTGTAGAATGTTTCAAGCGGACTTTTCATAGCTCTGTTCCAATAACTCTCTTACTGTTTCGTCTTCTTCGATGTCACGCAAATAAATATCATCAGCATTCACGCCAATACCTTCTATTATGTTGACATCAATCCCCAAGAACACTAAAAATGCTTTCAAATAACCATGATGTAAAGGATCAATTTTCAAAAACAACATTCTAGTTGCAGGATAATCACCAAAAAGATTGCGTAAAATTGTCATATGAGTTATAATCAGTCTTGACTGTAACTCACCCTTATTCATAAAACGATTGAAGAGTCTTCTCAAATACTTGATTCTCTTCAAGTCATCCTGAAACTCCAACACACTTACACAATCAGGATTCTCATAATGTTTGGCAGCATATAGTTCAAAGTTCAAATCATCTAATCTTTCAAAACTCATTATAATAGTTATTCTGTCGGCATTTCATCTTCAGGTTCATCTTCTTGGGGATACAAAAGATAATCCCTAGCAGATGAAATTGACTCCTTCGCTCTGCTAATCTTGTTCATCCACCAACTGGGGAGAACATGATCTTCAGCAGGAATAGACTCTAACTCTTCTAAAATTTCTTCAGCTTCATCTCCGATGATTTCAACCATACGTTTGGCAGAAGCCAAGTCCATATGCCCGCTTTCGGAAATGGTAGTCAAAAAGTCTTCAAACTTCTTCATATTAGAATACCTCTAATGCAACTCTTTTGATTACAGTATTAGATACTGCAACATATAGATAGTTTTCATCCCAGAACAACTTGCCATCATGAGCAGCAACTGGTGAACCAAAAACTGTTGTAGCATTATTTGAGGCAGGTGTCTTGGCTGTATTGATCTGTACATGATCATTATTAGCAATCAACACACCAGTTACAGTTGTGTTTGCCTTAAAGAAGGACTTCGCTTCAATAATCGTATTCGCAGTAGTTCTCAACGTCCCTACTGCGATCGGATCAAAGAAGTTTTGTACAGTAACCTTCTTATTGGCTGGTGTTCCGCTTGGGTCATTGACCACATGTACCAAGTCATCGCTCGATACTGCGGTCAACTCATCAAGCTGAGTGATCTTTTTATCAGCCATCAGTTAATCCTTATGAATCAGGGAGTTCTACATCACCACTGTCATCATCACCGTCGCCAGTGATTGTCGACATAGCAACGAGTACTTCTGCTTTCTGACGTGTATTACCATTAGAATCAGTATATTGATCAGTGTAATGCACCCATCCAGCGTGAGAAGAACGCTCAGAATCTCTTGCTTCTACAGTAGCAGTAGCAGTTGAACCTGAACCACCAGCTCCACCGAATGTTACAGCAGGTGCTGAAGTGTAGCCATATCCCGCTTCAGTGATTGTGATAGTAGAACCAACTCCGATTGTCAAATCCACAGTCAAAGCGTCATCGCCCGAACCATCAATCTTAGTTGTGGTTGCTTCATCAAGAGTAGGCAATACAGTATAAGAACCGCCATCTACGATAGTTAATGCTGTCACAACACCTGACGCATCAGTAGTGACTGTCGCGTTTGCTGATGTACCAGTTCCACCATCAACTTCAATCGAATCACCGTTAGCGTATCCAGATCCACCAGCATCACCAACTGCCATTGTGATTACAGTACCTACCGCTGTAGCAGTAGCAGTTGTTCCACTAGTTGGTGCAGCAAGTGTTACAGTTGGACGAGCAGTGTATCCTGTACCTGCAGCAGTCAAAGTGATTGCAGTAACCTTGCCTTCATTTACACCCATTTCCGCTACAGAAACGCCATAAACTTGGTCACCATCAATTGACGTGTCGCCATCAATAACATATGCAGGCTTTTCACTTACAGTGTATGCCTTACCAGTCAATGTACCAGTAGTCAGTTCAGTGTTTGATACTAAAGTCATTGATGTTGCATTAGTGATTGCAGAAATCACTGCTTCCCCGCCAGCGTCAGCAATAGCGATGACATCACCTGCTGCATAGTTGTTAGCAAAAAATGTATCTGTTCCAGTAACAGTCAATCCGCTCAAAGCAACTGTTCCTGGTGACGCAATATCGTCTTTATTTCCCCAGAGTGACATGTTTAGTCTCCTTTAATTAGTATTATTATTTATTTCTTTTCTTTAGCAAGCATATCAGCAACTTTCTTATATGTTGCAATATCTTTCTTGCTGAGACCATAATCATTTGCTTTTCTTTCCAGATCAGCTATTCCTGGACCTTTGCCTTCGGAATGCGTACCACAAGAACCTTCGTGCACTTTACCACATTTTTCGCACATAGCTTCCATAGTTTCCCCAAACATAGACTTACGCAATTGATCTAGTTTCTTTGGAGAAACACCAAACTTAGCAATCGCATCTTTCTTAGACATGCCATCAAGCATTGCCTTCATTGCCGCAACTGCTTTTTTATCTTGCACACCTTCGTCTATTTCTACTTCAGGATTGACTTCTACTTTGTCTTCCTTTTTCTTTTCACTATCTTTGCCCATTGCTTCAGTCACTTTGTCTGGGTCCAGCTTGATTGTTACAGGAAACGTTTTTCCGCCAAACTCAAACTCTTTTTTCCCAGCCTTTTTGGCAGCTGCAGCCTTTACGATAAAGTCCTGAGCTGATTCAGTAGAAATTTCTTTTGGGATCTCTACTTTGATGCCATTTTTCTCAAAAACTTTCGTGCCAGTCATGACATTTTTAACAGCTTCTAGCATACCGCTAGAATAACTAAATTTAGAACCGTACATATTTTTCTCCTATGAAATCCCGTTCTGTTATCTTTACGATTAAATTCGTAGTACCTTTAATAACCCGATGAAAGTCGTATGCCTTCACCAAAATAGTCATACCCTCTTCTAACTCAAAGGGAACTTTATTGTCATACTGAAACTTCCATCCTGCACCACCCATAATTTCAATAATACGATCTTTTTTATCACGGTGCCAAATAAATTCGCTGTTAGACAAATTTACTGAAAATTCTCTCAAGAAGGATTTACTACCTTCTTCTCTCCAATCTTTGTATGGTATAGATTCACTCATTGCATTCTCCAGTATCACCAAAAAAAGCTACCACCGCCTTCTAATCCCAACTCTTTAGCATAGTAAGGAAGACGACATGCCCAATATCCAGGCTTGGTATTATCTTTCTTTTGATCGCACTTATGTCGAGCATTGAAAGATTTCCTAGCAGCAGGATCATTGAGTTTGACCTTCAATCCAGAAGTATCACCAAACTGCACTTTAATGACATTACCCTTGTCATTTTTAACATACACATAGAACTTCTTGTCACCACCACGTTTGGGGCTGTTTAGTTCTACATCTCTTCCTTTATATTCAGCCTCAATTAACGGAATATCTAACGGAACTTCTTCACCTTCATAAATGCCGAGTTCTCCCGCATTTGATTCTAACAACATGCGATCAAAAGCATCATCGGTTTCTAACTTTCCTTCCTTCCACAATCTGCGACACTCTCTAAAAAACTCATAGTATGCCTCACTATGTGGACGGAATATATTTTCTTTAATTGACAAATTATATTCAGTATGGTAATCGATGGCTTCAGAAATACTGTCATACCCTTCCACCATTGATGCTAGATCACGTGCATCCACACCTTGAAACTGTTTAGCAATCTGCGCAGCATAATACTCGATACTATGTTGCAGTTTACCTTCTTTGCGCTTTTTGTTAACTACTTGTTGTAAAATATCTTTAGCAACTTTATATGTGCGAGGCTTGGTCACATAGCGTCTCATCAGCTTTGTGAACCAATCCTCCTCAAGTTGTTTATCAAATTGCTTAAAACTTAGCATTACTTACCTGTCGCCAATTTAAGTGCATTCATAAAGTCTTTCTTGCTTCTACCCATCATCTGCTGAAGAGCTTGCTTCTGAATTGGCTTAGCAAGTGCTTGGTGAAGATTCATCAGTAATTTTGCATCTTTCGGGTCAATCTTCATGGTAGAACCATCAGCAAATTGTACTGGCTTCATACCTCTTAGATCAACAACTTTACGCAGCTGCATTACGATATTTTCTTCTTCCTCTTCCTTTGGCTTACGACCTTCTTCAATATCTGACTTGACCATGTCTTTGACAGTATTCAAGTGTCCTTGATGATAGTCGTGCCCCATTAAGCCTGCTTCTTTGATCTTGGCTTTGGCAATTTCAATACGACGAGTAATTTCATCAACATCACCTTGAGTAGCAAACCCACGATCTATCGCTTTACCTTCAATCTCAAGATACTGGTCAACAGCTTTCATTGCAGTTCTAACTTTAGGAACGTCGCCAACCTTTTCTAAGTCTTTCTTAAACTGCTCAACAGCAGCAGGACATAAATCCATGTATTCATATGTTTGCCCAGCTATTTCTACTTCTTCATTCATATTTTTCATGATATCATGTTGAGTTGCTGGCTTGATACCATAATCATTAAATGCTTTCTTGATGTCAGCATCAGAAAACTTTTTGTCGTTACCACTCTTGAAGTTGAACTTTTTAGCTAGATCAGAAATGAACTTTGGATTGCCACGCATCCAGTTAGCTTTGGTCAATGCCTTGTTGACATCATTCCAAGAATACTTTTCATCAAGTTCAAAGATTTCTTCTTCTGTCACTTCATCAAAAGATGCTACTCGCTTCTCTTCCATCAAACCATTTTTCTTAAGAATACGGAATACAACTTCACGAACATCAGTATCCATATCCATTACGATTTTATTGAGTTGATTCAGTAAGTCGCCTGAGTTGATCAGAGAAACCTTACCGAGCCGATCTAGGATAATAGCCAGCTTCTTCAGATTCGCACCCTCAATCGGATCCTTCACTGAACGGAGTTCTTTAGATGCTCTTGAATATGCCTTAGAATCTTTTGATTCTTTCATCTTTATGCCACGCTTCGCAAGTTGTCTTGCTCTAGACATCCCTGAAGTCTTCGTTCCATCACTATTTCTTGGCGTCTTTTTAGGTTTGGGATCAGGATCGAAAGGTGGTTTTCCTTTAGCAGATTCCATCAAACCAGCCTTCTTTAATGCTTTATCAAGTTCATCTTTAATATCTTTATTTTTAGCGAGGAGACCATAATCTTTATTCACACTAGCAATAAATCCACTAGCTTGTAAAATGTTAGGACTCTTCGCAAGAGCTTCCATGTTTCTAATCATGTCATTAAAGGTCGCTTTCATATCTTTGGAAATCTGTAGACGGGAAACTTGCTTGACTCCTTCAGCACCTTTCTTCCAGTTGGCAGAAATTTTTGCTGCCTCATCCAGTTCAACTTCTTCACGAATATCTGATACCATATGCAACTTATTATACATATCAACTTCCACATTAGTGCCGTCTTTCGCTGTACCGAACAGAACAGCGTTGGCAACTTTATCGACAGTATATTGCTTGCCTTGATACTTGAACGTGTTACCTTTCCTGAATGGCTCTCTGATCTTTATTTCTTCTAGATCAGCTTCTTCATTCTTTGGCTTTTCACCTTTCTCTTTCTTGGCAATGGCAATCGCTGCCTGTTGAGCAGGACTTACTGCTTCTTTCTTGTCAGGAAGCCCCTTATGCTTCGTGCTAGCAAAATCTTCTAAATCCTTTTCTGACATAGAACCTGCCAGTTCTTTAACTTCATCTGATACTTCATCATCACTCAGCTCACCACGCTTATATTGAAGCGCAAGTGCCATCAACTTTTGTTGAGCTACTGAAGTTGCCTTCTCTTCTAGTTCTATGAACTCTTCAAAAATTCTGTCTAAAGATTCCACTGTAAATTCCTCTTTCTTAGCTTTTTTGGCCTTCGCCCATAAGTCTGCGTCAGCAGTTGTTCTAGTCTTTCCACCGACAATGAATGAATTGACGCGAGCAAATGCCCACTGATGTTGTGTTGCTCCAGGACGATGTCCTGTCTTCCAAGCTGCCATCCCTCTATCGTACACTTTTTTCAGAATACCATAAGGAATGCCTGATTTTTTGGATTTTTTCTTCAGCCCTTCGATTTGTTTCTCAGTTACCAACTCAATCTCTTCGTTGAATGCTTTCTCTTGCCACTCATAAGATCTATCATCTTTGGTGATTGGACCACCAGATGCCCAAGTGTCGCACGAACGCTTAGAATGACACTTGAAGTGATGCATCCAGCAATAGCCCAACTCACCTGCACCCTCTGATACTTCTCCTGGCATACAATCTTTCATTCTTGGTGAAATATCAAATGCTACGCAACTTCCACAATTAGATTTTTTAGCAGCATCAACAGTGGTGTTCCACTTATCTGCCAGTTTATTCCAGTAATCTCCTGGCTCGCTCACATTGAGAGGTCCATACATATGATTTCTGCGAGTTAAATTACGGTTTTTAGTATTAACATCTACATTTTGAGTTGCTGTAGGGCATGCAACTTCTTGCTCAACCATAGGTATTAATTGTATTTTTTCTTTGACGCAATTGGGCACAGGTTTTCCTCCCTTACCTTTCTTCATACCAACCTGCTTGTATCCATCCCAGCAAGGATCTTCATCTTCGCCATACATTTGCTTGTACTTCTTTGTATACTTACTTGGTTTAGTTTCTGCGTCAGCATCTCCAGGAGCAGGCTTATATGACTTAGGATCGTCATCAGGCAACTTGGCTCCACGCTTGAACTGTTGCGCTCTACTTTTGGCAGTCTTTTTCTTCATACCTTTATAGTATTGAGCAGGCTGATCGCCTTTTACATCAGGCATTACATCTTCAGTCAGACGCATACCTTTACGGACTTTCATAAAAACCTCTTCTGCTCTTTTCTGGAGTGCTTTAGGTAATCCTAGTGTGAAACTTTTTAAATCACCATTCGCAGCAAGTTCTCTCATCTTTGAAGCTGACATACCTGACACGTCTTCAGCATCAGGATCTCTTGCTCCTGCCGAAACAACTTCAATACTGTCAAAAGTATACTCTTTTTGATTGTAGTTGTTAAGCAGTTTATCAAATTTTTGCACACGATCTGAACCAACAACCATAATTACGTTGTCATATTCTTTATCGAGTTCTTTTAAAACTTCAATGACAGTGCGTGCTTTAGACACCTTGACAATTGGACCGAACGCAACTTTAGCGTAACGAACTTTGTCAAGATATGGGAGAGGATTCTTTTTAGGATCCTGCGACTGCGACAAATAAATTGCTACATCAGCACGTTTACGCAACGCAGTTTTTTTGAGTTTACTGACCAATAATTCATGACCAGTGGTTGGTGGATTGAGCCTACCAAATGTAAATACAATAGTTTTCATCCAGGTTTCCCGAAGTGCTAACTGGTTAATTAATTATGAATATATTTAGTAATTAGGATCTTTGACCTGTTCCTTCGTCATCTATCAATATACCTTCCCCAAATACACCATATTCCTGCGTGCCTGCGCTGGCTTTGCCCTGAAACTGAATATCTGTTTTTTCGCTATATGCAAAGGGATAATATCTTTGAATATTCATCTGTTCTAGGAATGAAGTTTCTGCAACATTAAACTCTACTCCCGCTGGCGTGACAGCTCTATTTCTGAAAAATAATATACGATTGTTTAATGCTGCAGTAGCACTAAATGCGTCAATACGATTTAAATGGAAACTATGTCCAGCAGGAACTGTGAAAATTGAGGCTTGATTTCTACCAACTCTTGGATTTATTTGGCCATAGACTGTACTACCACCAGTTAATGTGATAGTGCCATTGGCTGTATTACCAGCAATAGTAATTAAATCATTGATTCTAAAAAACTCATTGGATAGAACGGTATTCGCTGTACCATCTACAGTGACATTTTCTGAAATGATTTCATAGTTAGAATCTAAACCAACCACTCTAACTGTACAGCTATCAGTCCCATCATCACTAGTCATTCCCATAGCTGTATTCGCAGTGGGATAAGTGTATACAGTGTTATTTTCCCAAAGAGGAATATAGCTGGCACCTAGTGATGAATTGAAACCAAAAATGTTTCTGACACTAGCATTACGAACAAGTCCTCTAGCAACTGAAAGTCTTTCTTCATCTAAATATCTTAAATACGGCATTATCGTTGCCAACCTTTCTTAATATTCGGAGAGAAGTTATTGTAAGAAAACTCCATCCGATCAACGAGTTTCACTGCATCACCCTTTAGTTTGTCAATGGCGACGAAGCCTTCCTGTCCTGTCACTTTGTACCCATCATCAGTCAATACGAAAGTGCTCAGGCTCTTTACCTTATTTAGTTTTCCAATTAAAACCTGTTTAGCATCGACAAGGAGGTTCTGAAGTTCGAAGATCTTTTCAAGATTTTTCTTGTTGGTGTTCGAGAAAAAGCGCATGACCTGAGCTTTCTTGGCTCTGGGACCTGCCTTTCCTCTTTCGGTTTTTCGTTTTGATTCTTCTGCACCGTAGTACTCCAATATGTAATCGATTAATTCGTTGACATGACGTTTCACATTCTTAACACGCTCGCCACTTCTCACCTTAGTATTATTGAACGTCTTTACTCGGAGTAATAACTCATCATCTGCAGATATGCCGTTGAGCGTCTTAGGATCTAGAGATTGAAATATTTTTCCAGCCTGTGACAATATCTTATTGACTTCAGTTGTTTCTGCCTTAGTCATTGTCGCTGCACCTGAGACATCTTTGTACTCAGCATCAGTAGAAAATACAGCAGAACTATCTCTCAGAGTATCAGCAATATTCTTACCGAATGATGCTCTCATATTCTCAAATGACTCACCGTCATAGTTCGTGTGCCAAACAACTCCAATTTTAGATGACAGTATCTGCCGAGCAAGTTTAGACTTCGCAGGAACTGCGTAGACAATCGTGTTTGGATGGAACGTAATATATTCCTCACCATCAATCGTTGTTTTATCTACTGTATCATTAGAGAACAAAAAATCACCCTGAATCACGTTGGTAATTCCAAGATCAGGGAAATGCTTCAATGCCAAAATTAATTTATTTTGGAGATCTCCTGAAGTATCTGCTTTAACTTCTGCTTCTGTCTTGTAGATCTTAGGCTCTTTATTGAAAATTCCTTTCTTGGCAACAAAAAACTTGCCGTCACGAGGATCGATACCAGCAAAAACGGCAGGAGCACCGTCCCACTTGACGGAAATATTAACTTTTGAATCACTAGTACCAGCAAGCATGTCACGTACAGCTCTAAGAAAATTAATAGCTTCCCTAGCCCCTGCAACTCCTCCATTTAGGACGAGATCTTCCACATGTTCCATATGAAGATTTTTAGATTCTTCGAGATATGATTCAAAATTCTTCAAGGTTGTAATCCTACTTTATCCGATGCCCGATTGGTTGAGTTTTTACTACGGAATACTACTTTCTTCACGCTGTCCTGTAACTCTGACATAATAACTGAAAAGTCACCAATCGGATTTGAATTGCCAATACTGTATTTAACGTATATCACCAGTCCTGAAGTTGCATCCTTAAAAATATTTGTAGGATTCGCATCTTTGTTTGCTTTAGCAATAATATACTTTTCAGTGTAATAAAAGATTTCGCCGATCTTTGGCTGTCCCTTTAAGTTTGGGATGTTGATTAAGTCAATTAGATCAGCGAACAATTCGTAATCATAGTTTGTTTTTTGAAAATCAGAAAACTTTATTTTACTTGCTGCCTGCAATGCTTTATTTGATAAAACATTCTTTCCTTCTATAGCATTGATTGCCTGAAAAGGAAACTGTACTGTAGAGTATTGAGTGATCATCTCAAGAATCTTTTTGACTGTAGAAGTATTGTATTTTCTCAAAAGATTTTTCTGCTCAAGTAATGTGATCACGTCAGCAGGTTTTAGTGTATTCGTAGTTGAACCACTCTTAGCTGAAATACTGTAACGAACCTTAGAACTGTCTTGGATATAGTAGTCAACGATCGGCTCATTACCTCTGAGCGGAAAGACCAGTGTTGGGTTGGTAGATAACTTAATTTGAGGAGAAAGTATTTTGTGCTTCACACAAGCGATTGCTCCTAGCATCTCACCATAGTCTTTCTGTATTTCATTGACACCACGGAAGTCGCCGAATGTTTTACGAACATCTGCCGCAGTTGTATTGTCAATCTTAGCCCAATATTTGGTCAATGCGATTAAGTATGTTTTCAGATCGGCTTCTAAGTCTTGCCGTTCTTCAATCTCATCAATTAACCCTTTAGCAAGTTCATCTGCTTTAAGTGATTCTTTTTTGAGAAGTTTAAAATCTTGTGGTTTTAATTTGATACCAGAAACCAGTTTACTCTTTGGCTTCTGGACATTATTGAATGTGACGTAGTATTTTTTGTCGCGATACTGAATCGGGCATTTTTCATTGTAGGTATCGGTTGCCAGGAAAACGATTGGGGAACCAGCTTCAATATTACCAACGTTGCGCAATTGCTCATCAAGCAAAGGCGACTTCTTCTTCATTACGGTTTCAATGTCACCTTTGCCTTTGAAGTGTTTTTCCCAAGCGTCTTTACCTGTCGATGCCATTATTCGTTATCTGTTTGACCTTCTTCGTCTGCTTCAATGTTTTTATCAGCATCAAATAATGATGACGCAATCTCAGCTCGTTTGGTATCCATTGCCAAACTAATACGCTGTAAGACTTCGTCCTCAAATGCTGATTTGAACGCAGATGCTTGTTTGTTTTGGGCTGCATCAACCATTTTATTTAAATTCTCTGACATAGTATATCCTCCTCATAGATAGAAATATTTAGGCACACACCGTAGCGAGTTCTTTCTCTTTAGAGTATGCCTCTTTCTCCCAAGGAAGTTCGTAGTATGGTACATTGTATTCCTTACCGTACCAGAGACGACCGTCCTCACTCAACTCTTGTTTAATGTACTGTTTAGCGTGGACTAGTTCGTGAGCCAAATGACAACGTAATTCCGCATCAGTGAAATCTTCTTTAGCGATTTCAATAATGATGTCGTCGTAATCAGTATCTGTACCACAGAAACCACCCATCTCACCGTCGACTGATTTGCTACCAATAATAGTAACTTCGCCTTCAGTTACGTCTAACGCAGAAAGAACTCGGTAAGCAAAGTCACCGAGTTCTGCGTTTTTCTTTCTACCGAAACCTTTTACTTCAACAAACATTAACTTCTCTCTCAACCTATACATATATTGTAGTTTATTTCTGAGAAAAAGTCAAGCATTATTTTTCACTTGGTTTCAACTTTGTTGTTGTTGCACCATAAGTGTCACTGAGATTGATCGTCAAAGCATCAGTATCTGAATCACCAATACCACTGATAGTGTATTCAAATGGATCGATGTCTGCATGATAACTTCCACCAGCACCATCAAAAACGAAATCTACTTCGCTAGAATCATATGAATTGATTTCATTCAAGGTGATCGGATCATCATACTGATCATCTCTAACTAAATCAAAATATTCTTCTTGATCAATAACGAACCCTGATGCCAACATGAATGTGCGGAACTCACTCACAATGTCCACCATGCTCTCAGCTTCAAATGTGATACTTGTACTTCTATCTTCATTGTACACAGAAAATGTATAACTAGCCATATTAAATCCTTATGTAATCCATCCAGAAAAATCTTTAACCGTATTCTTTACACTCTTCCCAAAGTCAGAGTTATCAAATACAGGCACATCTTGACCGCTGTCAATGATATCATCTTGAGCGGTTTGCTCTACATCATACAAGCGCATCTTAGAACGATCAATGCCAACTACGAAACGTTTGTTCATCGTTGGATCATTATAACGATTCTTCAACTGCTTGATCATGATTTGGTTTAAACTCTCCATCTCTTCAGTGGAGATCATTGCAAACATAAAGTCAGCTGTCGCTGGCAGACCGAATGATTCAGATGTATCTTCAAGTCCGATATCGCTCGACACATATCCTGAGCGAGTCGTCTGAGTAGCTGATACAACGGGAAGATTAAACTCTACCGCTAGTCCACGCAGTTCCTCAGCGATTGACTTGATGAGTGTGTAGGAGTTTACTGATCCACCCATCCGAATCCTTGAGGAAGAACAAATATTCAGATAATCAATATAAATGATATCAGGAACAAAGTTCCGCTTCAAGTTCAGCTCATTCAATAAATGACGGAAGTGATTCACTGATGCTGACGCAGTAGGATATTCCTTCACGATCAGCTTTCCGCTTGTTTGCTTGTTAATTTTATCAATCTTGCTTTGATAAAGTTGCTCAGGCAAGTTGTACAAATCATTCAAAGAAACGTTCATCAAGTTTGCGTCAATACGTTCAGCAATCTTTTCTTCAGCCATCTCCATCGTAATGTACAAAACATTGCGTCCCAACATTAAATTATTAGCAGCACAATGACACATGAACAACGATTTACCGACACCTGTACCTGCCAGCGCAATATTCAATGATTTGCGGGACAACCCACCTTTAGTGATAGTATTCAGAAGTTCTATATCAAACGGAATCTTATCTTCCTTCGTATGATAGAAAGCATATCGTTCAGCAGAATCTTCAATGAAATCGTGACCAACGTTTGTATCAAAGGCAACTGCCAAAGCATCCTGCAGAAGTTTAGGAATATGCCCCTTGTCATGGTTTTTGTCACGCCCATCAAGAATTTGAATTGAATCCATCACAGCATTGTAGACTGCTTTTTCTTGACAGTATTTTTCAGTTGAATCAATCAACCACTGATGATTAGGTTCATCCTCTACTGAACTAACTTCACCAAGCAGATCATTAATTTGTTTAAACTCTTCTTCACGGAGATTGCTTAGATTATCAATCTCGATCTGTAGAGCTTCTTTAGTTGGAAGATTGTTATATTTTTCTACAAACGACTGTATTTCTTCAAACAGTATTTTCTCAGCCCGACTATTAAAATAATCAGGCTGAATGAATGGTAGAACTTTTCTAGTGTATTCCTCATCAAACAGTAGATGACGAAGAATTACTGTTTCAATCCTCAACCTTATCTCCTTCAGCAACGACAGTTTCTGCATACGATGTAACAATATCTACCAGAATATCGCCCATATTATTTCTCAGTTCCGAGAATGGTTCTGGAGGAATATTGTCAACATCATACTCAAAGTCATCAGGAACTTCATGAATTTGATAACTGAATTTCAAATCACAAGAACCATCTTCATGCTCATCGCCGACTGAGATTTCACCATAAGAATATTTCAAACCCTTAAAGTTTCCATCTATAATTTCTACTATCGCTGTATTAGAAGTTTCTGAAATCACATCAGAAACTTTGTACAGTTTACCCTCAAGTTCATACATCTTCATTTTCCTTAGATTCTTTGGACCATGAATAGGTTTCTGTCAAAACTAAAACCGTTCCTGCTATTAGTAGCCAAACATTATTATAAAAGAAACCTGACAAAAAAGCAAGGTGTCCGATAAAAACACCGAGTCTATGACTCATCTTCAACTACCTCAGGCTCAACTTCCTCATTACCATAAGTGAACTCAGCTTGAGCAGCTAGATCTAGTTGATGCAGTAAGTCTTCAGTAAAGTATTTTTCAGGATTCTTATAGATCTCTTTACCAAACACTTTCGTACCATCAGGCATTTCATATCGAGTAGAAACCTTCTTGATGATATCATATTTCTCAGCAAGTTCAAGTAACCCATAATACCGATCAAGTCCATTCGCATAAGACAGGCGAACCTCTACCTGACTATTTTCCTTTGTTAAACGCGACTTATGGAGTTTAGCTTTGATGATATTGCCTACGATATCTGTACCTTCTTTGTCCTTTTTCTTAGAAAGATAAACGATTGTAGAAGCAGTATATTTTAACCCTGAACCACCAGACATTTCTTTCATAGGAATATACGAACCGACCACATCATAAACATGGTTGGTTACAAGCAATGGTACTTGAATCTTAGCCAATGCTAGGTTAAGTACACGGAACGTTGCCTTGAGTACCTGAGACTTGGTCATGTCTCTAGTTTCTTTACCGTCTGCAGTATCTTCAATCTCTTTAGTCGAAGATAACTGACCCAGAGAATCTAGCACCATCATCATTGGTTTGCGTGAATCTTCAGGCTGGTTTTTATACGTCTCGATGATTTTTAGCGCAGTATGACGAAACTTCTGAATTGTATCTGGTTCTGACACCGCAACTCTTGTAGTATCAATACCACGCGACTCCATCATTTCTTTAGTGACTGCAGCCTCAGTATCAAAATAAATGACACCCCCTTCAGGATTATCCTTTAGAAACTGTTGCATCACGCCAAGAACAAAGAATGTTTTACCAGTCGCTGATTCACCAGCAAATGTTGTAACTTTATTATTAGGAACACCACCATAGATTGTTCCTGACAACGCAGCATTTAGGATATATGAACCTGTATCAATATACCCACTAAACTCACCAGACGATTTGCCATCTGCTGCAATATTAGTATCTTCATCTTTAATTTGTGTGACAATATCACGGAAAAAATCTGACATTAAAAAAATCCTTCAAGTGTTGCTGTTTCTTCCTGACGACGATCTTTGAGCCGCAGTTCCGCATGCCCTGTAGTTTCTCTAATATACATCGTACAAAGTTCAGGAAACATTTTGGCGATCCTACTGATTGAGTCATACACATACTCTTTGGTACGCACCTCTTGAAGACCACCTTCTTCTTTGTAATAATTACTTTTCACAGTATAGTTATCTAATCGGCAAAGCACGTCATTCTTGACATACTGACGGAGACTGTACTCATAGTCCTCACCATGATTTGTCACTCTTGCCAAATAATCATCATGCTCTACGATCACACCGAACATCGATGCAATCACATAGCAGAGTTTAGTGTAAACACGATCTTTCATAAAGAACGCATTTGAAGCTGCATAGATGCCGAACGTTTTAGCACCAACCTGCTCAGCTTCAGTGAACCCTCTTATTATAATCTCTTTTTCCAAATTGTCAATAGGTTCCAGCTTTTTATCATTCTTTCTTTGAACTTCTTGAACGTCATCATCAAACATCATCAAATATGTGCCTTCTGGATAATACCGTTCAATCCAGTTTCTTTGGGCTCCGATTGTAGGAACACCCTTTACAATATTTTGCCCATAAGGATTATCTTTTAGCGCATTTGAATATGTTTCAAACTCTTTATCATCAGCCACAAATACAGTGACACGCTCTGGATCAATATTATGGTGTTCAAATACTTTGAACGTCTTTTCTTGAATTGTTTTCGTACGCTTATAGGATGGCACTGCAATTTTATAATCAATCATTAAAAAAATCCTTCTAGACTCGCTTTTTCTTCAACTGCTTCAGGATGATATTTTGCTAGTGTATCACGTCCACCGTGATGCTCTAGATATTGATACCATTCTTTAGAATCCCACATTCCTGGACTCACACCGTTCCAGTATGGACGCCATAGTACATGGTGCTCATTCAAACGACGATCATCAACAAACTGTCTTCGCAGTTTTTCATAATCATAAGAACCAAGCTGTAACATATCCTCGCGGAAATAAAACACCAAAGACATACGGAGGAAATCATCTTCACCTGAATCAGGTGCTTCAATCGGAGTGTTCGCATGAATCACTCGCATATTATCAATCAGCAACAAATCCCCTGGACGAACATTGATTGCCGCACGAACTTCAGGAGCAACCAAATAACCACCTTTCCAACTCTTGCCTTCTTTAGTGACAACAGTCAGATTAGAGTATCCCTCATTCAAAGAACCTGCATCACGATGACTTGCCATTCGTGCATTACGATCTTTAGTTGTAGTATTTACAGTAATTGTAGTCAGCGTAGTATCTTCGCCTATCAGGAATTTGTTGTCAATCGAGTCGGCACATTTTTTCTGCAACGCATAACGTTCAGGGAGCATCCGAGCAAACTCTTTATCAAGTTTCCTAGCAAATGGATAGCACTTTTCAAACTTCTCTAAGTTGTGTTCAGTGTAAGAAGTTGCTCGCCCATAAGGAATCCGAGGATATCTACCATAATACCCAGCGATACCTGACCAAATGGGAGTCGCATAAGAGGTTGCCGAGATCATAGTCTTAGCAATTTTCAAAGCATACTTAGCTGCGTCATCTACTGACATTTCAGCGAGTCGTTTCATCGCCTCATCGAAAAAGCCTGTGTAGTTTTCAAACTCGGCTTCTACCTTCGTACGCAACCAAACACCGCCACGTGTTTCATACTTTTCAGTTTTATGACGCTCTACAATTTCTTCTATCGGATCAGAGCCATCGATATTTTGAGGTGAGCCATCAATGTAATAATCAAGAATATCTTGTTGAAAAGGTGTCACCCAATCACGATTACCTGACTGCTCTGATCTTGGTCCAGCGGCAAGTCCTCGGTTATTAGATTCAACTGCTGCATCAAACAATCCTTCATACGCACCTTTCTGTTCTTCTTCGGTGAATACGTTTTTACGGAACTTGAATGCAATTTGCTGTTCACCTAGACAACCAATACATTGCCCATTACAATCTGTAGATTTGACTAAATCACAATCAGGTGGAAGATAAAAATCTGCATCATTGTCGATTAGAATATCGTAATCATTCTCGTCTACATATTTACCGAGAAGATCTTCTTTGTTGTCAGCGAACAAGGCAATATAAACGTCTTGACCTTCGTCACCTTTATACTTCTGCCAAGATCTGCCGCCAATGGTTACTGTTTCCATATAAGTTCTCCATGTATGCAATCATTATAACTTATTTACACAAACTTATCAAGCAGTTTTTTCTTTTCTACTTTAGGTGGACGTCCACGCTTTTTAGGTTTGTGTTGTTCAATCAACTGTTGAGTTCTCACTTTTTTACGCTGTTCCTTCAGCGATATACTAGCAGCTATCACAAGCAGCACTGCTAATGGATCAAATACAAAAATAATAATCAGAATGACAAATCGTACTGCCTTCTCTAAAACTTGCTGATCAGGATTGTCACCAAATATCAATTCTGCAATGAACGCAAGAGGACCGACTTCCGCTTTAAAAGCTGACACTTGAAGCTGAATCTGTGCCAACTCGTCTTGAAGCGAGATGATCTTATTGGACGCTTGATTGATGGATTCCTGGATTTTCTCACGTTCCTCAGTCTGACTTTCTCTTGCCTCAAGTCCCTTAGAAACTGCCCCAAGCTCGATATATCTTTGTAATGCATCATCAAGCTGTTCCAGAATGGCTTCATTCCGCTCGATTTCCCGATTCTCTCTCTGAATTCTGGTTTCAATCTGTGTCGCTTTGATGGTAGACTCATTTAAACCTGCTCCCTGATCAATATGTGCTTTCGATAAAAATCCAAAGATACCCATTGATGTGATAAACATCAACAGCACAACTGCACCAGTGAGATAATATTTCAATGCTCTAGGTGCAACTTCCCAGTTTTGATGCAGCCATGCCGCAGTCAAAAGTTTACCTGCTTCCAACACGATACCCATGATCACAATCGCAGTAAAACTCGCAGCGAATATAGCTGTCAATCCAATGATTGAGTAATACGCAGCTACAGTAGCAATAGCAATCGCTGTAATTAAAGTTGCTATAACCATTAACTTTCGCTTCTTGTGATTGCTAAGATATCCTCGATCTTCTCTTCAATAATTTGTTTACGTCCTGGCCAATAAATGTATTCTTTGTCAGATGTGTTTAGCAGATTGACTAACAAAGGCATTATCATTTGTTCAACCATTTGTAGTTTTTCGGCAGCAGATCTTTCTAAAGTATTGCGAACGCTGTCAACAACTTCTTCAATCTTGGTGTCAGTAGCAGCATTGTATTCTGCTTCACTAACTGCACTAAAACCAAAATCGTTATCATTTGACAAATATTCCTGTGGTATTTTAATAGCCATTAGAAAAAGCTCTCCAGTGTACTTTGTTTCTCTACATCCCAACCAATCTTAGAGGTGATCACCTTTAGTGGTTCTAGGAATGACTTTTCGAATTGTGTATCATAATCAATATACTTATTTAAGTCAAGCTCTTCTGGCATGTTAGACAGAATAGAGATGACATTTTCACCGATACTATTTGGCGTTTTCAAATAACAGAATTTAATTTTCTCGCCTTCTTGGATCGGCTGATATTTTTTAGTCAATCCTTTTTTGTCAAGAAGATGATTAAACAGCAACGCACCTCTAACATGAATCGGTGTTCCTGATGAGTAGATATCTGAAGAATCAGCATACTTTGCTAATCCTTTAACTCCTCTCGGGAAAGCCACATCTTCAAACGGCATCTTTTTAAACTTCTCACGGCTATCGGTAACAAACTGATGAAGTAATGATTCGTCGCCCTCCATAATAAGTTGCAGTGCTTCTTTAATCATTTCACGGCAAGCATATGGAGTTGAAGATTTTACAGCCTCAATACCCATCATCTTGAGTTTCGGTTCATTATACCTCACACCCTCAGAATCATGAACATTCAGAATGTATCTTTTCTTAGCAGTCCAGATACCTTTATCAGCAATAACTTCTCGAGCCATCACCATCTTGTTCTGATAGGCTCCCATATAATTCGCAAGCTCTTCATAGGACTCAGTAATAAATTTCTCAAATCTTTCTTCACAAACAGTATTCAAAAAATCGACTGGACTTTTAGGATTGAACTTTTTGACCAACTCATCCATGCGGACATAGATAGAATCAGTATCAATCGCAATCACATAATCTTCATCAGTGCCCAGCAACTTGTTCATGTACTGGTTTACTTTCTTTTCAATCCATCTGATTGAGAGTTGTCCTGAGATGGTGATTGCTTCTCCGAGTTTGACGTCGAAGAATCTGAAGTATTTGTTTCCGATTGCTCCATAGGCTGAGTTGAGGGAGATTTTTTTTGCCATCTGGATGTTATGGTATTTAGATATTGAGTTGCGTAGGCGAATCTTCTCCTTCTCATCAGCTGTACCTTTCTTGCTTTCCAGTTCCTTCTGCGCATTGATCATTTCCTTCTTATAGAAAACACGATCATTGTACATCTTCTGCATCAATTCAGGCAAGAACCCTTGGAAGTCCTTGCGGAAATAGTGACCATTTGCCGCCAAGCAGTATTCAGTTTCATTAGGATATTGTTCAGTCAAAAGTTTATTAACAGAGGTGTCAATATGTTTGCCTTCTACCAAAGTATCAGGCGAAATATTATACTGCATCATTAAGTGAGGATACAGACTATTTAGGTCAAAGGAGACAACCCAGTCGTGCATTCCGACTTGCGGTTCTTTTACATAAGCACCTTCAATCTGACCATCTTTATCCCGATCCTCCATTTGAGGAACAACAACATTTTTAGAAAGTAGATGGTTATGAATGATTGTGTCCCACATCCGAACCTGTGTCATCACATCATTTAAATTCACCTTTGCGTCATACGCAAGAGCAAGCGCAAGTTCAATCAGCTTCAGCTTATCGTCTAGTTTCTGAACCAACTCAACGTCTTTGATGTTGTATTCAATAAACTTCTGATAGTCTTCTTTGTATAACTGGTGAAGAGAGTTGTATTCAGAATAATCAATCTTCTTTTCACCGAGCTCTACGAAAGCGATATTATCCAACCGATATGATTCTTGCTGAGTATAAGTAAACTTCTTATACATTTCAAGATAATCCAAACTAACGATGCCGCAAAGAACATACGCATAGTTCTGCCTGTTCATCAGTCTCACGATGCGCTCTTCAACCTGCCCCCAAGGAGAAAGTTTTTTAGCCATGCGTTCATCAAACTTCTTTTCAATGCGACGATACAGATAAGGAATATCAAAGAACTGAGTGTTCCAGCCTGTGATGATATCGACATCCATTTTCTGCCACATATCAAGGAATTTGAGTAACAGATCATTCTCATTATTACAACGAATGTAACGGACATCTTCCCTATGCTGCTTGTATTCGCCTATACCGAGAACCCAATAAACTCCTTTAAAGTATATCGTGATTGCAGTGATCGGCTCAGCAACGTCCGCAGGATCAGGGAAACCAGACTCAGAGCCAACCTCAATATCAATATTGGCGACTCTAATTAAGTTTACATCGTAATCAACTTTAGGATATTGTTCATTGATAAAACAATATTCATATTTGTTAGACCCATAGATTTCAAAGTTTTGTATATCACCATATTTGGCAATAAATTCTTTGGCATCTGAAATGGTGCCTTGTTTGACAGGTTCAACAGGAATACCTTTAACTGTTTTGAAGTTAGAAGGTTTGTTGGTCGGGATGTAGAGTGTTGGTGAGTAAGGAACACGTTCGTGGAACCGCTTTCCGTTGCGATAACCACGAACGTAGATTTTATCACCTCTACGAAGAAAGTTCGTATAAAATTCCATGATGTAAATTATAACTCAGTTGAAGAATGAAAGCAAGGACTTTAACTATTTTCTTCCCTGTATGCATCCAAAGTCTTCTTGAATTTATTTGCGTGAGATCTTTCTGCTTTTGCTAGAGTCTCAAACCAATCAGCAATTTCATCATAACCTTCATCACGAGCAGTCTTAGCCATTCCTGGATACATGTCTGTATACTCATGAGTTTCACCTGCAATAGCAGACTCAAGAGCCTCTTCAACAGTTTTAGCTGGCAATCCAGTTTCAGGATCTCCTGCTCCACCGTCGATGAGATATTCCATATGTCCATGCGCATGACCAGTTTCGCCTTCCGCAGTATTACGGAAAACGTTCGCTACATCTGGTGCACCTTGTACGTCAGCTTCATTAGCAAAGTACAGGTAGCGACGGTTGGCTTTAGACTCACCTGCGAATGCATCTTTCAATGCTTGTTCAGTTTTAGTACCTTTCAAACTCATAATATTTCCTTATGTTAAAGTAGAATTAAGCGTTAATCCCTTCACTATATTGCGTCTTTCCGTCTACGCGAGAGGCTGTGAGAATAGACTTTCGATTATCCCCATCAGCTTTATACGATACATGTACCCAACCACTATCAGGGATACCAGGAGTATAAAACTCGAGAATGAGCTGATCAAAGTCAAGATTATCTCTAATCCACTCAGCAAGCTCCGCATTAGGAGTCCCTGGGACTTCAATATCTGCCGCTTCACCCTTGCAATGCTGAGATCGAGAAGATCCCCCCACAGCATCATTAAGGTCGGGAGAGCGATAACCACTATTAATAACAGTTGGACCAAAATGGTCACGAACTTTTTGAACGACGTTTTCAAATAATGCAACAGCTGCATCCATGTGTTCTCCTTGTGGAGTATTATCAATACCTTTGCGCTCAGCAGTTTGAGACTTAGTAAATTCAGCGAGTGAAAAATTTTCAGAAAGTTTCATATCTTCTCCTGTAAATGGGAGTCCCGAAGGACTCCCTATTAGTTAACCAAAAACTATTTGATTTCTACAGTTTTGGGTTTCTTAGCTTCTGGAATAATACGCTCCAAAGCAATCTTTAGCATGCCGTTGAGCATTTCCGCATTTTGAACCTCGACAGCATCGTTCAAATTGAACGTGCGAGTAAATGGACGGAAAGCCAGACCTTGATATAAAAATTCGTTTTTGTCATCCTGCGCAGCATTACCTTTGACAGTTAGCTTATCGCCTGCTACATTGATTTCAATATCAGTCTTTCCGAAACCAGCAACAGCCATTTCAATGACATATGTGTTTTCATCAGTTTTCTTGATATTGTATGGTGGATAGTTGGGAATGTTTTTAGACATGTTGTCATGAAACTCATTGAGTTTGTTAAAAACATCGTCATAACCAATTAGAAACTTATCAAGATCTTTATGCGTAAATGTTGGAAGTAATGTTGTCATACTCTTCTCCTTTTCAGCGAGTTAACAATTAAGAGTCCCATTAGGCGACTCAATTTTATTTAGGCTGCTTTAGCCAATTCAACCTGTTGTTCAACTTTATCGTCATTAACAGGTGTTTTGTCTAACCATACAGGATGTTCCTCATCCATAATGGCTTGGACTAGTTCGCTGTAAGACCAGTGCTTAAAATCACTATTATATGCCTTTAAATGTTCAGCGAGTCTAAATGCGGCTTGTAATTTGCGCGCATGAATTATGGAATCATAGATTCCACGAAAAAAGTTCAGCATTGTGTGCTCCTGTTTACTTTTTCTTGCCAATATTGTACTTGGCAACTAAATTCCACTCTTCACGTTCCTTGTAAGGAAGGATTTTAATTTGTGAGAGTGGGCTCGTTGGTGTAGCCGTTTTTGACGGATCCACCAAATCAATCAACTCCCATTCGGCGAGAAGATTGATTACAGTATTCCGTCTGGCCATGTCATCTTCATTTGGCCAGTTAGTTGGTTTACCATCGAGAGCAAACAGTTCTTTAAAATGAACTATAAAATATCTGCCTTGCTTGTGTAGAATATGACAAGATTGAAATAATGTCTTATCTTTCTTTGAAGCAATGCCGATGCGAGTCAAAGTCTCTCGCACTTTCAAAAAGTCATCCTGTTCTTTTAATTTTATCTCAATCATTGAAGACATATCAAAGATTGTCATTTCATTCCACCTTTATCAAGTTTTGTTTTTATTAATTTTATTTGTTCTTTGGTGAGAACTTTCTCAGCGTCACATGCCTTAGTGTAAGAATAATTATAATATTCCATAAGCATTTCTACTGTGGCAGACTTACTTTTTTTATGCCATCCGAAACGTTTTCTTTTACGAACAGTATTTAGTAAAAACTCATATTGTAATTTATTGTCAATATGGTGGTAGAAATTCATCTCATTGCCATGATGCACAGTATCAATATGCATTGACATGGCACGATTAACAAGGAAGGAAGAATATTCTTTCTCCGCTTGCTTGTCAGTCATCAAATCCTTTTTACTTTCATTGATAGAATTTACAAAATCAAATGGATTCATAATCCCAATAATCCCCAACCGTGATTGGCTACAGCATTTAGGATAATAAAAATCCCAACAAAAAGCTCGAACACCACAATAATAGTACGAACGATTGCAACTCTGTCAGCTTTACTGTCATCATCATATGCCTTAGATCCTAATGCTTTAGCCCAAATATTCCACATTATTGAAACGCACATTCTGACATAATTTCAGTCAGACATGCTACGAGATTAACTTCTTGATCCGCAACGAATGCAGACTTGTAAGAATACTCAGCGACTATCAAGACCAAAGATGGTACTGATTCAGGTTTCATGTAATCAGTTGCGGAGTCATATAGTTTACGATACATCATGACAGGATCATTGTCAATATTTTCCACAACCCATTTACGAACTTCTTTGAAGTTCCTTTCTTTCATGTGTTGTATTAGACTTTTGATAGATACATCTACTAAATTTACTAGAATACCTGTGTCTATCTTTCCTGACACTGAATACCGCTGTAATTCATTCAGCACCCGACGGAAGTCAGGGAAGTGCTTCATGATTACCTGAGCAACAACCTTTTCTTCATACTCAATATGTTCTTGAGAAAGAATCCCATGAATACGCTTCATCAGCTGAGCTGCTAATTTTGGCTTTTCATTGTTAGGAATCTTGAACTCTATTACTGAGCACCTTGAATGGAGAGGAGATATAATGCGGTTAGCAAAATTACAAGTAAGTATAAACCCACAATTATTACTAAACTCCTCCATAAAGTTGCGAAGAGCAGGCTGAGTAGATTGGGGATTGAGATAATCAGCCTCATCAAGGATGACATACTTACGACCACCATCAAAACTGACAGTGCTAGCAAAATTACGAATGTCATTCCGAAGAGTATCGATGTTTCCATTCATTGAACCATTGATAATAATATAATCACAACCGAGTTCTTCTAGCATGGCGCGAGCAACTGTAGTTTTGCCCATACCTGCTCCACCTGTGAGAAGAAGGTTAGGAACGTTTCCCTGTTTAATGAACTCTTTAAACGTTTCCTTCATCTCAGGTGAGAGAATCGTATCATCCACTGTGCGTGGGCGATACTTCTCTACCCATAAAAAATCATCTCTCATAATATAGACCTCAAAAATTAAGAATTATACTGGGAATTAGATTCTAAAGCAATCCAGTATTCTAAATTTGCATCAACTGATTTAAAATGCGAGATACCCTTTGAAGAGATCTGTACATTATAATCACCGTTGATCAGTTTGAGGTTTTCAGTTTTAAAGATCATGCGGAACTCAGCATCAGTTTCACCAACTGTCATGGAGAATGTGTCACTTGAGTCATTCTTAACATCAAGAGCAGTCAACTTGATAGTTTCACCATCACCCACTACAGCGATTTCAGGCAAACTCATCACACCACAAGCACGTTGTACTTTCTGCAAAATATCATGACTCAGCTGGAACTGAATCTCTGCCTCAGGGAAGTTGGGACTCTTCTCTGGTGGCTTAGTGATGATAGATTCATCAGCATAACCATAGCGAGTCTTTTGCCCATTGTTATCTACAATCTCTAGACTAGTGTCATTCACATTCACTTCTGGCTCTTCGAACAAGTCAAGAACAGAAATGAAACGATTTAGTTCGTAGATACCAAAGTTGCGTTCAAAGTTCTCATCAACCTGCGCTTTGGCTAGAATATTTTTTCTAGGAGAAACTGTTGCCAGCGTATTTCCTTCTTTGAACATCATACTAGAATTAATAGTAGAAAAGTTCTTCAGGATGTTAATTGTATTTTCACTAATTTTCATCATTACCTCACTTCTTCATTTTTTCAATCATATTTTGATCAGCTGTAGGAGATGCCCCAACAGCAGCCAATGCTTGTAGTGTTCCACCAAAAATGTACATACCTACATGCTTCAGTTCCATCCAAGGCAGATACCAAACTTTGGAATCTGATTCCCTCGCATATTGACAGAACATGTAATCTTCAGAAAGATAACGTTTAGTTTTGTCATCAATCAATGCTTGGAAGTACATCATGATTTCACGAGAGCCATCAAAGTTTTTCGTACGAACATGGTCAGGTTTGTATGAATAGTCTGGCCATTTTTCAGCAAACCGATTAAACACCTTCTTCTTAATCATCATGAATCCTGTACCACCCTCAAGCACTTCGACAGGTTCATTCAGTTTAATTTCAGTAGTTCCTGGAACTGGGTTGAAAACATAATCCCCAACAAAAGCATCTAGTGCTGAGGGATTGTCATCAGCATACCCCTTATCGACAGCTTTAGCAACCTTTTCCCATGCGATAGTTTTCTTAGGATATGGACCACAGAGAACATCATATTCATTATTCTCATCTTCATCATCCATCATTGCTGCCATGGTTAGGATATAGTTCGGATCAAATCCGATGTCACTATCAATAAACATGAGATGAGTACAGTCAGAACGAATGAACTCATCAACCAAATAGTTGCGAGCACGTGTAATCAGTGACTCATTAAACAAGTAGAAAAACCGCACATCAATACCATACTTGGCTGCCAACGTAGCAAGTTCTGTACACGATTTAGTGTAAACCCCAGCACATTGTCCACCATACATTGGTGTCGCAACGAAGATTTTTTTCTTTCTCAACTCATCAACAGAAATTTCAACTTCCATACTATTTCCTTTTCAATTTTTTAGCTTGACGTACAGCTCTATCTAAATGAATTTTATTGGCTCTTTGTTTAAACACGATTCCATCTAAATGATCATACTCGTGCTGAAAGATTCTAGCAGTCAAGCCAGAGAACTTTTCTGTATGTGTCTCACCATTCGCATCTCGGAAACGCACACGGATTCCCAAAGGTCTTTTAATTTTAACCCATAATTGTTTAAAAGTCAAGCATCCTTCTTCATAATAATCAGTTTCTTCGCTGAAGTCGACTATCCTAGGATTAAACACTGGAATTATGGATTCAGGTTGGTCAGGATTACCTATGATAAACACTCTAAGTGGAATCCCTGCTTGAATAGCAGATAGACCAATACCTTTGTTTGCACACATAGTATCAGTTAAGTTCTGAATTAACTCTTTAGGATCTGTTTGTGGATTATCAAAATCAAACATTTCAGAAACAGATTTTATTTTAGGATCTGTATCTGGTATCAAATCAAGTATCATTATGCCACCATCTTACTATAATTACCTTTCTTCTCAAATCGAATCACATCATTGAACCGATCCTGAAGAACATCACCTTTATGACTGATCACGAAGACATTAGTTTCTTCACCAAACGCACGAAGAATCTTCATGAAATCTTCAGTACCATTCCCATCCAAACTACTGTCAAAGACTTCGTCTAGAATTAGTAGATTTGTACTCACTGAGTTTTTGAGCTTTGCGACGGATCTCCAAGTAAATAGGAGAGATAGATCAATCCGCATTTTTTCACCTTCTGAGAAGGAAGCATAACTAAACTCATTCCGATATCGACTGTTAATTGTTTCACTGAAGTTCTCATCAAGTTCAAAGTTGATATAGAAGTCCATTGAAGCCAAGTATTTATTCACCAACTTGTTAATAATAGGCACATACTGCTTAATAATTTTAGTTTTAATTCCTGAGTCTTTCAACATCATAGCAGCGAGATTCATCACTTCCCTTTCTTCTGACAAAACTGACTTGGTTCTCATCAGTCCTGTACCTTCTTCTACTAGAGCTTGCAATTTATCTTGCTCAGGTTGTACACCAGTATCATCATTCGTTGATAGAGATTGTATCTGTTTTTGAACCTGCCCGATGAAATGATTTTTCGAAGATATTTCAACATTATACTCCGAAATATTTTTTTGTAAAGTATTAATTTCATCAAGTATCTTTTGACGTTCATCTAGTTTCTCCGCAAGTTCAGTGATTTTTTTCTGTAACTCTTTATCAGCTTTATCCAACTCAGATATTTTATTTTCGTTGGTCTCGATAATTTCTTGCTTAAACTCAGATTGAATCTCTTGCTTACAACTTGGACAGTTATCATTTTCAGCATAGAACTTTTTCTCTTTCTTAGCTTGTTTGATTTTCTGCTTCAGATCAAAATCTATTTCATTAGCTTTGCCTAGTCTGGTTTCCACTTCTCGAAAGTTGTCGGTACTTTTCCCAAGTTTCTCAATTTGTTGTTGAACCTTATTCGTTTTGCCCTCAAGAGCACTAATTTCTTTTTCAGTGTCTGATATGACTTTCTCATACTCTTTTTTCTTTTTCTCGTTATCATTCTTTAGAGTTTTGATATAGTCCTTTTGTAGCTTCACCTTCTCTTCAGTCAATGCGATTGCATTTTCATTTTGAGTTGTTCGCTCTTTTAGATCGGCAACTTTTTGCTTCAGAACTACATTCATCCTTGAAAAGATTTCAATATCAAGTAGATCTTCAATCACTTCACGACGATGCCCTGCTGGCAACTGCATGAATGGTACGAATGCTGATGAACCAAGTATTACAATCTGAGTAAATGTTTTGAAGTTTAACTTCAGTATGTTTTTCTCAAGATATTCCTGCTGATCTCTCATAGCAGCTTGTTGATTCAATAATTCACCATTGATATAAATCTCAAAGATGACAGGCTTCAAACCACGTATGACTTTGTAATCACGATTACCGATACGAAACTCAATTTCAGTAACCATGTCTCGATTGTTTGATGTATTCATCAACTGTGGTTTGTTAATCTTTCGGAATGGCTTACCAAACAAACTGAATGTCAAAGCATCCAGCATAGTTGATTTACCAGCACCATTTTGCCCCACAACTAAACAGCTTGGTTTATCGTCTAATTGTAGTTCCGTGAATGTATTTCCTGTTGAAAGAAAGTTCTTCCATCTAATCGTCTTGAAGTGTATCACTCGAGATCTAGTGCCTCATGGTATAAGTTTATCAATAATCCTTCTAACTTTTTCTGATTAGAAGTTTGCACACCGCTGACATATTTCTTCAAAATAGTCATCGTATCTTCAGCTTCATTTACCAAATCATCATCATTGGTCTGATCAATATTCATATGGTCGTCCACCACTGCAACATCATAAACTCCACTACGATATAACTTATCAAGGAAAATGTCAAACGCTGTGGGATCTTTTTTTGTTCGGACGATAACTTTCACAAAACACCCTTCATACAAATCGTATTCATGCTTTTGTGGTTTGCTGTCATCATAAATGATTTTGTAGAATAACCGATGAGGATTACGAACTTCCACCAAGTCTCCTGTATCAGTGTCAAAAATATGAAACCCACGCCAGTCATTATAGTCTGACCATGTCATTTCATAAGGAGAGCCAAGATAAGTGAGATTGTCTCGAGACGATTTGTGATGAAAATGACCAGAAAATACTCTGTCGAATTTACTGAATACATTAGTTTGTAGTCCATGATGATTTACCGATCCTCTATACATTTCAAACCCTTGCACTTCTAAATGACCAAATGCATACTTAGCATCAGTCTTGTTCAAAAGCTCAAAAGTTTCTTCTTCATTTTCAGGGCAGATCCAAGGAATCATCATCAATTTAGTATTGTCAATCGTGACTTCCTGTGGATCCATTACTAGATTAAAACCATACTCAGATTTAGAATACAGTTCACGCAAAGCATTTACATGTATCGTGTTCTTGTAATATGAGTCATGATTTCCCACAATAAAATGCGCTTCGATACCACGTTCATGGATCGGAAGCATCATATCATCTTCTAAATTTCTGGCAGTAACATAATTGATTTGTTTTCTTTTGTCAACTAGATCACCAAGATGAATTAAATGTTTAATATTATGCTTGTCAAGATATGGGAAAAAGAACTCATGGTAGAACTTCTTCATATGATTCGCAAACACAATATTATCATTGCGCACACCAAAGTGTGTATCAGTAATTAAAGCAACTTTCACTCTGCGTCATCCTCGATGAAGTTTTCTATTCCTACTTTCTTTTTCGCCTTTTTACGCTTTTCAAGATTAGACTCAAATGTTACCATAAAGTCATCCATATATTCCTGAGCATAATCATTATGAAATGGGCGATTCATTTCTGGAGTTGCTTCTTCAGCCTGAACCATCTCCATAATTGTAATATTCTTAGTGGAACTGTATTTGACGTAGAGCTGTTTCTTTTCTTTTTGAATCCTGCGTAAAAATGCATAATAGATTATCTGCGTGAAATACGCAAAAGGATTACTACTTTTGTCAGGATTAAAATTATTGATGTATTGAACACAGTTCTCCACACCATCAGAGATCATATCTTCTCTAAATTGATAGCTTATGAAGTTTGGCTTGGTGGATAATCTTCGAGCGATCATCAAAAAACATTCACCCACATAATTGGGAATGATTGGTTTTTCCTTGCCTTCTTTTTCAGCCTGTTTTACTTTTTCTCGATACTCGATGAGTGAGTTGAGAAACTCTTTGTTGTTGATATAATGAGTTGATTTTCGTGCCACTTAAAAAACCTCTTGACTTTTTAGTTAATAGTCGGTATAATTCTATATGCGGTTTTTAATAATAATATTAATGCATAAAGTTATCGTTATTTCCAGAAGGTTGCCATGCTTCTAACAACTTCTTATAAGATTCCTCATTCATTTTAGGGTGTTTCATAAGTTTGGTATTGGTTGCAAGGCTTTCCTCTTTCGAACTATTATACTCCTCATTACTCAAAATGTCAAACTCTTCAACGCATTCATTGTACAGTTCTTCTAGTTCTGAACTTATTCCACTTACTGTAATTAATTGACTATTGAATATTGGATGAAAAGACCAAGTGCTTCGGGGCAGCCATGGGGTGAGCGAAAGAATTTTCTCACCATCTTCGAAATAAGATAAGACCTGCATGGGATCACTAACAAACATAAAACCACTTTCTTCAGTATCTACAATTTTAGCAACAATGTCTTCACCATTCGACAATTTCAAATATCTGATCATTGTTGTTCTCCCATCTTGATATTATATATTCTGTACACAAACTTCTCTTGATTGTATATTTTCATTCGCTCAATAAAATGATTCAGTGTATAGTTATGGTTATCTCTATAACTCAAATCATCAACAATGTCATATAAAGTTGCAACTTCTTTATTCTCACCCAACCGCAAAGCTCGACCAATCGATTGTAAAACTCTAACTTTAGATTTAGATGGGCTAGCAAAAATTATGTTGTGTAGATTGCGTATGTTAATCCCAGTAGAAAAAGTACCAAAGGAAGCAATAATAATGCCATCCGCTTCCTTCTCTGTGAACGATCTAACTTCTTCGCGATCTGAAGAAGCGACTCCTCCGTGAATAAAGCTAACGGATCTTGATCCTGCTCGATTTTTGATGTCTTCATATAAGACTGCCCCATGACGATCTACATACTGATACAATATTAAAGTGTTTCCCTCAAGAGATAATGCTAGATTTCGTATGAATGCATTCCTCTTTTCATTGGATACTAAAAAGTCAATCTCATCATTATACTTATAATTCTGTGCGAGACGTCTCATTCCTTCTGGATATTCTAACACGAGTGCTTTGATTCTGAAATCGGCAAGTTGTTTTCTTTCCATCAGCTTACTGGTTTCAGTGACTTTATACACTGGTCCAAATAAACCTTCTAGTACAAGCTGATGTGTTTCAGTTCCATCAAGTGTTCCAGTCAAACCAACACGATATTTCGTATTTTCTAAATTGGTCATGATTTTACTCAATGACTTTGACTTATACAGGTGAGCTTCGTCACCAATTACAGCATCAAACTGTTTAAAGTAATCTGCTGGTAATTTGTAGATAGACTGCCAAGTTGAAATTACCACTCGCTCATCAGTAATCTTTTCTGCACCTGCCATGATTTCATGTACAGTTCCTTCATATCCATAGTCTCGGAAGTCTTTCTGCATCTGTGAAACCAGTGATACAGTTGGAACTAGAATTAATACTCTACCTTGAATAAACCGTGTTAGCAAGTAAATAATTAATGACTTACCTGATGCAGTCGGTGATAATAACAAACATCTTCTATATCTCGCAGCATGAACAAAGGCAGTTAGCTGATAATCTCTTGGCTCAAATGGTAGGTTGAGTGATTGCGCAAACTCTTTGGCTTCATATAATGAGAACTCATCAACCAAGTCCATCTTCTCATTAATTTTTATGGTAGCATTATTCTCTTTGGCAAATTTTCTGAGATAAGGCAGTAATCCAATATACAAAGTCTTGGCTCGGATATTGAACAAGCGAATCTTACCATCCCACACCTTTCTCCGATATGCAGGCATAAATTCATGTCCTGGAACCATAAACGTGAAATAGTCACTCAAACTCTGAGCTAATGATTCTTCACAATCCACCCGAACGAACACTTCGTTCATCTTAGTAATATTCATCACATCCCAATTATAAGTCTTTTCCATTCGATTACATTCTTTAGCTGAAAGGATCTATTGTTAAGTTGCTTTATTATTTCTTCCAGAAAAGAGACTTTCTCATTCTGATACTCCAGCATAGTGTGCAGTTTCAGCATAGGTTTGTCTGCGTCGATATAATATCTGATCTGGTCTTTTAAAACACGCTTCTCTTTATTGATAGGATCAAGACGTAGAGATTCAAACTCATCGTCATCCATTGGCATTCCTGCATAAAACTTCCAAAGTAATGCTGAACGTTCTTTCATTTTCAGCTCGAGTCTCCGAGCTTCTAAACGTTCTTCTGATAAAATTTTAAAGTATTTGGCATGCAGTTTTGGGGTATCTGCACTTGCTTGTGATACGCTGTTGATATTATCAGAAATATCTAACGCTGAATCTTTCTCCCAAAGATCTTGTATCTTGCTGAGATCCATAATAACTCCACTGTATCATATTATCTAATTTCGTATGTTCTATATCTAAAGGTGACATCACTGGTCAAAAACTCAATATCACTTGAAGAATAATCAAAGTCTAAACTTGATAGAGCGACTGGGAACATGTCAAAAAACACAACCTGTATATTTGCGTTTTTAGCATTAGTCAGAATATTTAATGTGGCATCACTGTACAGCTCACCACTATCAGGATTCAACTTACTAGATTTGTTGCGTTCCCTTCTGTACTTTTCAAAGTCAGTATCACGTCCGATTGAAGTGATCCAGTTATACAGCTCTTTCCAGTTGTTCAAGTCTTCGTCAACTATAAACCTCAACGTAAACTCCTCATAAGTAATGTCATCTCCTGGGAAGAAGTTTGACGCAAAAGGAGTTGGTTGAATCGCTTGCCCTAATATCAATCCAGGAAGATTCGCAGCTTGCACAAAAAATTCTGTGTTTGGAATCTTCTTGAGCTGGAACTGAAACCCAGTCGGCGAAAGATAGTTTTTATTGGAAGGAGCTCTGCTTAGTGCTGACATATCATTTCCTAAACTCTACTTCTATATTTAGTCGTAAAAAAAGGGGAGCCGAAGCTCCCCCAAAATAACTACTATTGTAGTCTTTTTTATTATTTTAAACTTTATTACATCAAGTTAGAAACAGCTACAAATCTGTAGTAGATGTTCTTGTTAGCGAATGCAATAGTTCCATCTGCAGCAGATGTAGCGAATGGGTTCGCGACCATGCCGTAGCGAGTCTTGAAACCAATCTTAGGCTGGAAGGTATCTTCACCAACCGCACGAACCATCTGGAGTGGTACGTATGGGCAGTAGAACAAGCCAGCGTCGAACGCTGAAGAACCTTTGTAGCCGATGGTAACATACTGGTTACCAGCTGATGATGAGAAGTATGGGTCGATATAGACACGAATACGTCCGTTCAATACACCAGCAAACGTGTTACCAGTGTCATCTACCTGAAGGTTGTTGCTATCGAGAGCAGGAGTGTAGTCAAGTACACCAGCCATCTGAAGAGCAGAAGCTACATCAGAAGAACAGATCATGACGTTACCCTTACCACGACGAGTTGCCTTAGCAATTTCGTTCGCATCACGCTCAATTTGGAACATCAGACCTTTGAACTTCTCTACAGACCAACGTCCGTTAGAGTCAACATCAAGGTTGAATGTACCAGCAGATGCTACGTTGTTCTGAGCACCAGCAGTAGCAGTATAGTTGATAGTACGAACTACTTCGCGGTTGATTTCAGAAAGGATCTCAGCTGACAAGATGTTTGCCAACTCAGACTCAGCGTCAAGACCGTGAACAGCCTTGAGATCCTGAGCGAGTTCCATTGTGTACTCAGCCTTCAACGCACGAGAAACTGCTGTTACAGCAACCTTCTCGATTGAGAACGCCATTTCACGGAACTGCTCACCAGTCGCTCCACCCAATGCTTCCGCTTGAGCAGTAGTCATACCAGTTGCAACAGTGTAGCCGTTAGCAGATGCACGTGAAGTAGGATCAGAACCAGTCTGACCAACAACAGTACCAGCGTTAGACTCGTCGATGTTATTAGTTGACGCAGTGTTCGCAGCATAAGACTTCGAGAATGAAGTATCTGCTTCGTTGAACAGTGCCTCATCACCAGTCTGGCTGTTAAAGCGTGAACGCATCGCAAAGATAAGTCCTGTAGGACCAGTCATTGGCTGAACACCAGCGATATCATATGCGATCAGATTAGGCATAGAACGACGGACCAGTGAAATAAGTACTGGATCGTATGTGTCGATAGCACCATCTGATGCAGTAGATGACGATGCACCCATTGCGTTAGTTGGTGCAGCCTCTAAAAGTGAAGTTTGCTGTGCAAACCCACCAGAACGCCCCTCGCGAAGAGATGCTTCTTGGTTTTCTAATAGTTGAGCAGTAACAGCACGACGATGAGCATCGTTAATACCAGGAGCTTCTGGATGTTCAAGGACGGGCTGCCATTTATTAATAAGTTGATCAACAGTATTCATTGATTTTTCCCCTTTACCTTATTTATTTTTTTGTTTTCAATTGAGACAAGTGAGTCATGTATCTTGCCATAGTGTCAGACATGCCGTTGGTATCAATCCCATCGGTTGATTCATCGATTTGCTCATCGTCACTGACAGTTGCTTCGGTTGGGAAATAGTTTTCCTTAACCATAGCGACTTTCTCACGGAATTGGTCATCATCTTCATACTCAATCCCTTCTGCCAAAGACTTCAGCTTCTCTACTTGAGTATCAGCTAATTCCTCTGACAATTCGTCGATGACAGCTGTTCTTTTCATTTCAGACAATTCCTTCTGAATTGAAATAGAATAATTAACAGCTTCATCCAAAGACTCTTCAAGTTCGTCTACTTTGTTAGCCAGATCTTCGACTACGTCGACTTTCTCTTCTGGCACATCAACGTAGTGCTCAACGAACAAAGACTTGAGACCTTGCAGGAATTCTTCTGCAATCTCAGCTCTCATACCACGCTCAATAGCGAGTTCGTTTTGCTCCATGAATTGCTCGACAACATATTCGAGATATTCATTTAACTTACCTGAAATTTCTTCTTTAATTGATTCGAGTTGTTCTTCAACAGCGTTATCAATATCTTCAGAAACAGTTGTAATATGCTCATTAACCTGAGCAACTACTGCTGCTTGGAAAAGTTCAGACGCTGTATTTTTAAATTCTTCTGAAAGAGATTCATCAGAACTAAAGATAGCTTCGATATCTGCAGAAATGTCAAGATCTTCTTTAGTCATCTTCTTACCTTTGTAAGATGATTTGACCATTTTCTTCTTGGACTTCATTTCTTCCATATCGTCGTCATCGTCATCGTCATCGTCATTATCTTCGCCATCCATCGCTTTGAGCATTTTTTCGTAAACTGACTCAAGTTCAGCTTTCTTCATTTCGCCCATTTTTGACATCATAGCGTTGATCATACCCATCTTAGTTGATGGTGCTTTAGTATCAGATGAACCTTGCTTGACTGCTGTAGTCTCGCCACCCGTTTTATCGGCTGAACGCTTCGCAGCTTCGTCAAGTTCCAAGTCTTGATCTACTGTCTCATCGATCTCGACTTCGGTATCGTATTTCTGGTCAACCATTGGTATTCCCCCTAGTGATTAATTTATTTATAATTTTCTCAAATTTTCCATAAATCTACGGAAAACACGCAACTTCACCTCGTCGAGATTCCGAGTTGTTGCTTCCTTTACTTCATCATGTAATTCGGAAATATCAACCTCTTTTATGAGACCGTTTTCCCAAATCCATTCCTTTCCTTCCATGATACCCTCTACGAAAGCATCTGGTGCTGAAGGATCGGCTACAATGTCAGCTGCAGTAGCAAGATAAAAATCACCTTGTACTTCGGCTGCACCACCTTTTGACTGTTTTAGTGTTCCCATACCTCTAGATGAAACACCAAGACCTGCACCTTCGTCAATGAAGTTTTTAACGATATTCCCCATGGGAGTATCCATAATCTTAGCAGAACCGATAAAGTTATTTCCATCCTGCTTTAATTCTTTAATCATATGCGAAACTCTGTCTAAGTTTACAGTTGGACCTTGTGGGTGTCCAAGTTCGCCATATGCTCTGTTCTTAGCAATATATTCTTTATTGTATCTTTCGACTTCTTTCGCCAATACTTCTACAGGATAGACTCGACCATTACGATTCTTGATTTCGCCTTGCATAAAGACACCGCGAATCATATAATCTTTCTTTCCGCTGTCGTCAGCTTCAGTCAGATACTGAACATCTTCATTTAATTCTGTTATTAGTTTCATGTTACAGTCCTAACGTTTTTCTTTTTCTTAATGTCTTAGATCTCTTACGCAAAGTCTGAGACATTTTTCCCTTTCTCTTCTTAGCAGCCTTACGTTGAGCCATCTTTCTAGCTCTACGCTCAGCGGCAGACATTTTAACAAGTTTTCCGCCACGAACAGTGTAACCTGCTTTACCCGCAACTTTTTTTCTTCTTTGAACTTGTCCGCCACGAACTCTATTCACTTTTTTAAAAGTGACTTCGTCCATATTGGCAAATTCAAAAAATGTCAGCATTACGCTCTAAATCCGATTCTAACAGCTTTAACTTCTACATTTGATGAAAGATTATCTGTGTAATCCTTTTCTACAAACTCAATACCTTTAGAAGCCATCGTGAAAGTGCCGATAGTATTAGATCCATCGTTGCTAGTATGAGTAATCAAAGCTGGTGTATCTTGATCGTTGTAAACACGAACCAACTTTGCATCAAAAACTGTATTAGCAGTAGTCAATGCTATTTCGTTATCACCTTGAAGTTTAATGATACTGGGCATTATCTTCTCGCCTGTTTAAATGCAAAGTCAACCATTTTCATGAAGGAAGAAACATCTTTGTTTAGCATTCTTTCCAACTTTTTTTGGTTTGACGGATTTACCGCATCATAAACTTTTGTGATAGCACTGGCTGTCATCAAGTCTACTGGCGTTTCATCTCCATCGTCAAACTTAATAGACTTTGTGCCTTTACGCTTGACGATATCTCTTAAATCTTTGAGGACATTCTTTTCAGCCATCGTATTTGTTTCTTTGTCAGAAATACGTTTGGCTTGCCCTTTATCTGACTTGAACTGACCATCCGTAGCAACAGGGTAATCAGTAGCCTGCGTTCCGTGAACTGCAAAGAATGCTTTATCTTGCTCAGATCGAGGATTAATTACCTCATTCATTCTTTTTCTAAGTTCTTTGAATGGACGTGCCATTGTTCTCTCCTATAATCCTTACAATATATTTATAAATTATGCAAAATAAGGTATTTTGTAGTCTGTTCCATCAATTGTCACTGTCAAATATCCATCTGGATTAGCAACTACTCTATCGTTGTTAGTTAAATTTTTCAAGATTGAGGTGACTGGAGTATTGTCCCCTGTAGTTGTTAATTGACTAAATGAATTAGCAACTGTCAAGTAATTAGCAACTGTAGTATTCACATAGCTGTTGGCAGCGGCATAAGATAAATCCGCTTTCAGTGATAATTGATCATTGACATAAGTATTAGCAGCGAATGTTGCATTTACATAAGTATTTGCTGCTTTCCCTGCATCTAATGTATTTACACTACTATTAATTGTAGTGACAAAATTAGCATCATCGCCTATCGCTGCAGCAAGTTCATCTAATGTGTTTAATAGGTCTGGTGCACCATCAACTAATGTACTGAGCTGATTACTCACATATGATTGCATGAACGCATTACTTACTGCATCATCAATTAATCCTGTAAGTCTTAATGTGACATTAGTAGAGTCAGGTCTGCTGAATACAATTGTATCGTTTGCGTCATACCATTCTACTGAAGAAATACCAATAGACTCAGCATTAGCTACAGTAATATAATTTTGTAATTGTGTATTAGAAGCGAGGTTTTCTATTTCGCTATATTTTGCTAATCTTGCTCCACCAACTGCTGTTCCATCGTGTACAGCTAATGTGTTGATGTCTGTGATGACAGTGATCTCACCATTGGCGCCAGTGAAATTATTATGCTGGGCGAGCGTTCCTCTGCGTAATTGTAGAATCGTTGCCATTAGTGATCTATGTCTCTATAATCTGTCATACATTGTATTTATTTTACGCAGTTAGTAGTCCTAAATCTTGACCAATTAACTGCCCTGAAGGCTCCATTAAATCTGTGGCAAGTTGAGTAGGAACACCAAACGCATCAGTCGATCTTGCAGCAACTGTTCCTAAATCACCACCAACCTCTTCATCACCTGTGTTCGGGTTAATAACTGTATTGGCACTGATTAATGTTATTAAGTCAGATATTTTTCTATAAGTATTTTCTAAGTAGTTATTCGCAACAAGAGTATCGGTATCAGTAGAAATCAAGTCAGCATTATTAATTACAATTTTAGCTCTTGATGCATTAGTGGTGGATTCCCTCGCAGTAATTTCAGCAACACCAATCGTTACTGTATTTGAGGAAACGTATAAATCTTTGTATCTTTTATCTGGCGTACCAAGACTATAAACATTGTTAGCATCGGGGATGATGCTTTTAGTGGTAATAGATGTCGAGAAAACATTTTGTACTAATTGTGGATCATCATCAGCTTTCGGATACACTTTGAACTGGAACATTTCAGCGGAAGCATTCCAGACTGGAACATAGTTATTTTCCAGTGTTAGTGTATCTACATCATCCAAGTTCCGCATTCTAACTTCACCACCACCAGCTGTACCAGCCATGGTGAAGCGATTGCCTCCGACGGTGCTAGATACTTTAGCAGCAACGTCATTCTTTAATTTTGTGACATCATTAAAAACTTTAGATTGTAATTTTTCGAACCGATCTTCTAATGGTTTGAGATCTGGTGTTAGTCCTGGATCACCTTTTTCGCCTTGTGGTCCACGCTCACCTTGCTCTCCTTTTTGTCCTCTAGGTCCAGCTGGTCCAGCTTCACCACGAATCCCCTGCTCGCCCTTCGGTCCAGCCTCGCCTTTCTCTCCACGTGGACCCTGTATTCCCACGGCTCCATCCAGACCGCTAGGACCTCGTTCCCCTTGAATGCCTTGATCACCTTTGTCCCCTTTATCGCCCTTGTCGCCTTTCTCGCCTTGTTCGCCAGTATCGCCTTTTGGACCTTGTGGACCGATCTCTCCTTGATCTCCTTTATCCCCTTTTAGTCCTCTTGGACCTTGCTCTCCAGGATCACCTTGATCTCCTTTTTCACCCTTCTCACCAGTGTCGCCTTGTACACCTTGAACACCCTGTAGACCTTGGATGCCCTGATCACCTTTATCACCTTTATCGCCTGTGTCACCTTTTGGACCCTGTGGACCCATGTCTCCTTGTGGTCCAGGAACAGGCTCTTCGGTTAAAACTGTTGGGGGTGCGTATGAGTTGTCAAGTTCTTCAACCTGACTTTGTAAGGATTGTAATTGTTCAGTGAGCTTAGAAATCTCTTGCTTAGTATATTGTATACTGGCAGCAAGAGCTTTCGCAAGTTCTAGCTGATCATTCCTTTGACTCATTGATTTGTTCCTTGTCACTGTTCAAATCATTAAAAAACTTAGTCATGGAACGAGTCAATTCTTTTTGATCCTCATCACTTTCACCAAACATTTGAGGAGAATTATTAGATATTTCTGGTTCTTCTACTTCTTCTTCCGCAGGTGGTGGTTCATCACCCTGAGCCATCTGCTTATCCATTAACTGCATTTCTTCTTCAGATTGTTGAAGAACCTGTTTACGCACATATTCAATAGAGAAATACTTACCAACATAGTCATCAATATCACGCAATAATGATAACCGTTCTCTAATAAGTTCAGCATCTTTCAACTCAGTGAAATGCGAATCTCTATTGTAATCATAGTTTATCTTTTCTTTAATCTCACTCCATTCAGCCTTGGTGATAACACCTTTCAAGACCAATTGAGTTTCTAAAATTCTATCAAAAAGATATGCGAAACGTGAACGTAATCTTGTAATGAATTTAGCAAACTTCAATTCATCACGTGTAATTTCTGATGCTCTGCCCATCCCGAATGCTTGATCTTGTTCAAGTCTAGTTGATGGTACATTAAGAGCTTTGTATAGTTTTCTTTGGAAATATTCTACGTCAGCCAACTCACCCAAATTTTGCCCTGCGGGTAGAGTAGTGATCTCAGTTCCTCTGCCGCCTTCACGACGAGGCAACCAATAATCCTCTAGCATAGTCTGATAACGTCTGTCATCGCGAATCTCGCCAGTCTGAGCATCATATACTAGTTTATTCTTATACTTCACCATGATGTCACGCAGATATTGCTCTGCTTTCATCTTAGGCAAGTTACCTACATCAATGTAGAAGATGCGACGCTCTGGTGCTCGAGAAATACGATAAATGACTGTAGCATCTTCCAGCATACGCAACTGATTCAATGGCTTCATAGCTTTATGTAAATGCGAAATAGTCATTTTGTTATCTTTGTCAGTAAGTCCTGACGTCACATAAGCTATTGAATCTGGTGAAATTTTAACACCTGTAGAATTAGTAGCACCACCATATTGAGAATTACTTTTGTTCATATACAAGAAGTAATCTACGCTTTTGTGTGTGCCAACACCAATTCCTGTTGGGTCTTTTTCTCTAACCTTTTCTCTAACTTTTTTGATTTTTCTTGGATCAATAAAGCGTAATTCTTGAATGCCTCGACGAGGATTTTTTTCATCGATCATCATGTGGTAGTAAACTCTGCCATCAACATACCACTGTCGGAATGCCTCATATCCCTGATTATTGAAATCAAGCATAGAAAGAACATTGTCGAACTCATCTCTGATTTTATCTTTAATAGTTTTGGGGAGCTTGGTGTTTTCCAGATTGATTTTTACTGGACCACCGTTCTCATCATAAACGATTGCTTCGTTGACAATATCATCGATGGCTGACTCACATTCAGCAGTAGTAGCCATGTCGCGATATTTATTAATGAGATCAGACTCATTTCTAGCCTGCCCCTCAATATCCATATAGGTGCCATAAACACCTGCAGATTGGATGGTTACCGCACCATCTTCATCGGGTGGAGGCGCAAATGAACGTACAGTATCACTCTGCGCTTCCTCTTCGTCACGGGAAATTTTAAAACCGAAAAGTTGGATTGCCATTTGTTACCTCAAAATAAAAGAGTGGAGCACCAGTTTAATATTTAGTACTCCACTCTCAGTGGTTTTAGGTGGTAACGCCAGCGATATCGAACCAATCAAATTGATAAGTTACTGTAAACTCTTCAATCGTATCTACTGTTTCCCACGCAAGATCAATTGCTGATACGTTGGTTGGGAATATGTTACGAATATTCACAGCTTGAATGATTCCACCATCTTTAGAATAATGGCGAACAACTGCATCACTAGTGTATGAAGTTGGATCTGAAGTTGCTCCACCAACACGCTGTGCAGCATTTTGCTGGTGTGAAGCGATTCTATCCATCCAACGCATATGAGCATCATACACGTTGAAGTCTTCATCGTTAATGACTGTTACTGTCCACTCAGCAAAGGTGCGGTCGCCCGCAACCTTTACAGTTCTGCCGAAGTAAGGAACTTCAATAATGCCGATTGTTGACTCAGGTAACTGAGCAGCTTTACAAGAGAAGGTGAACTTATTGACGTTCAACCCAATCCCTAAACCTGGATCAGTCACCTGCACTTCAAACAGGCTAGGACGAGCACCACCAAATTGTAGGTTGTCTCTAAAGTTTGCGACTGAAAATGCCATTTAGGTTTCTCCCTTAAAACTGTCCGACGATTTCGTTAAATTCAACACCAGATCTCACCGCAACGAAATTCAACTGAATGAAGTTGATAGAACGGTTCGGTTTGATATAAATGTCGCCGACAAACTGATTACTGTCAATAATCTCAGCAGTATTGTTTGTTTCATCCGCAACTACACGGAAATCTACAATACCTCTACGAGCTTGTACAGTTCTCAAGTATGGTTCGATCAGATTAACAAACTGCTGTCTAGTAAACTCATCGTTGAACTCGAACAGTGAAGACTCAGCTGCAGCTGCGATTGCTTCTTCGATGGTAATAAACAGTCTACGAACGTTGATACGATCAAACGCAGAAGCACGTCCCAACAGAGTCTTATCGCCGAACAAGAGAGTTCCTTGATTGGGGAAAGTTACAATTGGGTTGACACCATTCTTGTAAAGAGTGTCACGTTCTGCTTTCCTAGGATTGAACGACAACTTACGCACATTCTTAATCCGTCCACGATCAGTACCTGCTGGAGAGAACCAAGGATCTCTAACTTGATCAGTTCTGGCCATTACACCAGCCAGATCACCTGACATATTAGTGTAGCGATACACATCGTTATATTTGTCAAAGCGGTTTTTCCAAGCACTACCCATTATAGCGTATGAGCTTGATGGTAATGAGTTTCTATAAGTAACTACACTACTCGCTTCGCTACCATTATTATCAACTACATCAGCACGTCTAGGTGAGAGCGTTACAAGAACGTCCTTACGCACTTCAGCAATATTGTTGATCATATGAGTAGCAATTGTTTGATCGCCTCGTGTTTCAATTAAGAAAGCAATATCCGCTTCATCTTCATTCTTGAAGTAATCAGAAGCTGTCACAACTTCAGAAGCAGTAGTATCAACACCATCTGCCCCACCTGCCATTGAGCGAGTATGAGGAGCGAATGTATCAAACGTAGTAGCAGTAGAAAGTTCACTACCCCAGTTTGAAGAATCACCAGGATGATCTAACCACCAAACATAACTTGAACGTCTGTTGACTACATCTTTGTAGTAATTTGATGCTCCAGTTTCATCTTTTGCATCAGAACCTTTAGAAACATTTTCAAATCTTTCTAGTACCTGATCCGCGACACCAGTCCAAAGTCCATCTTCATCAACAACAACTACGTGCAGCTCATCTACTGAAGAACCCTTTGTAGTTGCGTCAGGTGATGTTCCTGGAGCCCGATCTACTGAATCAAAGTATTCCCAACGTCTTGTTGGTGTACCACTATCAGAACTATTAATCACAATACCGTCTGTATGAGCAGTAGCCAACGTCAATGACGTGTTACTGGTAATAGAGGAAACCTTAATTGTTTGTCCACCCAAAACAACCAGATCACCAACTACCAACTCTGATTCAAATATTGTGTTATTACCTGTCAATGTGGTACTGTTTGCAGTAACTGCAACATTACCAGTTAAGGTTGATTCAAAAGCGTCCGATCCTGAACACAAAGAAATTTTTAGTGAATTACCAAGCGCACCAGCATACTTGGCTGCAAAGACACCTGAGTTTCCAGATCCATCTTCGTAATTTTCTTCGTAATGAAGTTCATTTTTTACCAAAAGTCCTGTACCAGCTGTATTAGATCCAGTGGTGGCTTCTGATGTTGCGTTTAAAGCGTCTGATGCATAAGCACGAACTACATATAGCGCACTTGCATAAGAAAGGAAATCAGCAGCAGCAAAAAAGTCCTGTGCATTATTAGCATTAGGTTTTTGAAAATTGCTTACTAATTCTTCTTCATTTGTTACAAGGACACGTTCTTCAACAGGTCCCCAACGAAACTGTCCAGCCAATCCTGCAGCGGAAGTTGCCACAGCTGGGACGATGGTGGTCAGATCAATTTCGCTAACATTTACTCCTGGACTTACCTGCAGAGCCATCTTATTCTCCCTAAAGTTATTATTAGCAACTTATTTGTTGTTCAGTTATTTATAAATTGCCGTATTTTTTATCCAATAGGGTCGTGATAGGTGAACCACCTAGTTCCTGAAGTATCAACAATTGATTCATCATCATGACCATCATTGATAATTCCGAAGGGGAGCATTTCATTTTCGTAATTGTCTTCATGTTCTTGAGCTAATTTTCTACGAACATCCAAATCAGTTAATTCTTTAAAGTATGTTTGCGATGACATCCATGCAAACAAAACACAAGTCATTACCAAATCATCATGATGCCCTTGTTCTGCCTCATACGACCCACCACGTTGCGTAAAACTAGAAAGTTCAGCAACAGTATCAAAATCGTTAATAATCAGTTGATCATTTTCGATCAACGTCTTTAAGTTTGAACAACCAATTTTCTTTACAGATTTCGTTGTTCGAACACCTAATTGGGAGTTCTTTCCGAAGCCACCCCCTAACTGCTGTCCGCCTCTACCCATGGGTGTGGTTGACATCATGTTTTCGTATTCTAAGTCATTATATAGTGCATCAGCGACTTGCCCACCAATATCGTTGATCTCTACTAAAATAAAAGCATCATTATACGCTTTTGCTATCTGGTGAATGACATTAGGAAACACCATCGGATTAATCATATTATTTTTGTACTTAGCAACTTGCCTGTATGGTATCTGAGAAATATCAAATACAGTGAACGCAGAGTAATCATTCCCAACACCACGAGCAACGTCAACTGTTATAGCATAATTATGTCCAGCCGTAGGCTCTTCATAATAGTCGACTTCATTTTTTCTTACCTTTGGATCTCTATACGCAATTGATGAAATTTTCGATGCGTTAATGAGAGTGTGCGAAGAACCAATAAACTCACATTCAAATTCTTGACGGAACTGTTCTTCAGAGGTATTTTTGATTGTTTCCTCTCTCCACTTGTCATCCCTTCCTGGAACTTGTGACCAGTGAACGTCAATAGGAACGTATAAGGATCTTCGCTCAACAGCATCAGTCCACATTTTGTAAAAGTGATTCATTCCATTAGGAGTTGATACGATAATAACTTTTGATGTTTTACCTGAAGTCACCGTAGGATAAACTGAAGCAAAGAAGTCCTCAGCCATGTTTTGTGGTACGAACGCAAACTCATCTAAGAAAATGAGGTTGAACGATCCGCCTCGAACAGCTGACGAAGAAGTTGCTGCTGCGAGTATTTTTGAACCATTCTCTAATTCAATGTTACCTTTGTTCCATACAACAACACCCTGTTGAAGCCACTTGGGTAAATGCTCATAAGCTATCTGGATTTTACCCAACAGTTCTCTTGCTAGTGAACCTTTGTTGGCTAAGATGGCAATATTCTGTTGTTCGCTGAAAAGAATGACCCACAGCATATAAGCTGTTACAGTCGTAGACTTACCTGTCTGTCTAGGCAACTTATTAATGACGAAACGATTGTTCGCGAATGTTTCTACCATATCGCTTTGGTAGTCATACATTCTGAATTTAACCAAACCCTTGTCAATGTTTACAATCTTCACATATTTTTCAATAAAATAAACAGGATCTTTCATACATTTCATGTATTCCTCGATCTGCTTCTTAGTGAAGTCAACTGCTACATTGGATTTTTTTAGATTGGGGTTGCCAAGATAATTTTCACTCATCATCATCCTCATCAGTCTTGCCTGAGATCAACCTATGTAAATCTGAAGTTGATCCGACAAATAACGAATTATGTGTTACATTGGTGTTATGTTCATTTTTAACTTCTTGATTGATGTCTTTATATTTTTTTGACAAATCAAGCAAGTCTTTGTTGGCAGAAGCAATAGTGTTGATTAGTTGAGCTATGACTTCATATGCTCTTGGTGATTCACCTTCACGTGCAATCATCATAATCCCATCAATGGCTTGCTGACCACGTTCGATTAATTCTCTGAGGTTTTGTCTAGCGTATTCAAAATCAGCATCAACTGATTGCTCACTATTTACAATTACTTCAGCTTTTTCTAATATTTCTTCCCCTTCCTCAATTACTTCATAAGCAGAGGCAGGGATATCAAAAACATTATTCAACTTCTCATCAACTGTAGCCATGTTTTAAATATTCTCAGTTATACTCGTACTAAATCCAAAATCATCATCTGCGTCAATTTGACTTATTGGGACGGATAGGGCAGCATTACTTGTAGGAGTACCATCAGATTTTAATGCTGGTCTGGTGAACACATTACCCAATGGTTCAGTATTACTTATAACGTTGTTAGAGATACCTGTTGTGACAGTTTGATTGTCAAACTCTAAATTAGGAATATTCAAATTAATTGTTGAAGACTTAATCAGTCCAGAACGATCTCTAACTGGTGGGAAGATGTATCCTTTAACAGTGAAATCTAACTGCCAAGTCAACGCTCTACGCTCCTCAAAATTGCCGTCATAGACATCTTCCGATGACACTGAGGTTAATATAGTTGGAACATCCAGATTAAGATCCATTTCAGGAATTAATCTCATTGTACTCATGAACTCAGGAGTAAAGAATGGAAGGATTTGTTCTAAGATCTGAGTACCATCTTCAGCATTCTTCACCAGAATATAAACTGAGAACTCAATATCATAGGGAACAGGCGAATACATCGCTTTTAATGCTTTACTATCAGTCGTGGATAGTTTATAATGATTCTGTAAGGAATTTAAACGTCTTTCTGATGCATAGTTCATTGACGTCATTTCAAAACCAATTCTTGGTAATGTTACAGCAAACTTCTGATCATTTAAATCTGGGAAAGCGGTGACTCGTGCTAACCATTTCTGTTTTGGTCCATACGCAATCGGTACAGCAATCGTCTGTACTATGTTTCCTGAACTGTCTGTTCTGGCGACTTCAATATCATTAAACATGTTACCAATCATGATAACATATTTTCTTAGTGTACTGTGATAAAATTTATGGCCAAACATTTAGTATTCCTGTACTTCCGAGAATGGATTTCGCTCAGAGAAATCAATAATTGAAAGTGACTGTTGCCTGTAATAATCGTTTTGAGCAAGTCCATCAATACTTTCAACATCAACACCAATCTGTACATTATCAGAATCAATACTTGCAGACTCAAATACAATACTGTCGCCATCTTCGCTGAGTAATTTATTGCCGTCTTCAAGTAGAACTTCTGATGCACGGAGATCTAAACTTTCATTCAGTGCCATAGTGTCAATAGAAGTGTTGCCTGTAGCAAAACGCTCACTAGAGAACTGGAACAATTCACAGCGCAATTCATAAGTATACAATGTACCGTGTGGGTAGAATGTTTCTTCATCTTCAACGAACTTCACTTCAAATACAG